ATACGTAAATATAATATTTTGTTATAAAATCGATATTTTTTAACTAAACGCACATTTTATATATATTATATTTTGGCCGAATTAACGCATTTCTCACGAACACTCATGCATCTCATGTTTTTAAGTCTCACAAGAGTCTCATATATGTAGCAGATCAGATGACCTCGTATCATTCAGAACAAACCAAAATATTATCAGGGCATTCCCCCAAATTATGTATGAATCATATGTACTTCTATCGACTTCCAAAAAATCGAGTATTGCAAATATTGCCGGGTTTAATAAACAAATAACTAAAATCAAAATAACCCACGTTTTTAAACTTCCCATTCTCATTAATAACTTGTATATATTATATTATTTTATATTTTTTAAAATCATATTCATATTTATTAGGTATATCTTTCGTATCTATATAATAATACGATAAAGGTGTTTGAAAATTATATTCACTTATGCATATACGCATTGCTAAATAATATGTACTGTTTCTTTTATCTCCTCCATTTAAAAACTCAATATCAAAATCAGGTTCAGGTTCAGGTTCAGGTTCAGGTTCAGGTTCAGGTTCAGGTTCAGGTTCAATTTCTAAATCATCAGCAAAGAAACCAACACCAGCAGCATCATAGGCGCCAGCATCATCTTCTCCTGTAGTATTTGATTTTTTAATAGGTATTTCATATGCGCCATTATATGCAGAGTTATATTGTTCTGTCCATTTACAGTCGTTATCTCTAAATTGTATAGTATTTTTTTCAATAGGATGTTTACTACAAATGTATTTCGCCATTTCTGACTTATCTGGTTTGTTTTTTTGCAAAAACATTTTCATTTTGCCCGGATAGATAACAAATCTAACCAAGCCACCCTTTATATTCTTTTCATTTGTTTCGACATCATAACATGCATATCGCATAGAATTATACAAATCCGTAAAATAATAAAAAGGCCCATATCGTGATTCAATATTCGATTTTTTAATAGAGAAAATAGCATTATATTTCGCAGTATTACTGTCACTTCCGTTAAAAACGACCATAGGTGTTTCTATTAATGATGCTTTATGGAAAAGTTTTATGGCCTCAGGATAAGCTAAAAATACGTCAGTAACTGTCTCGCTTATATTATAAAATAGTATCTTCCTATAGTTGAATACTTCACTTACTGTACCCCACCATAGTGTGTCACTACTTCTAAACCGAATTACGGTATCATTTTTTTCCTTAAGTTCATATAATAAGATGACGCGTTTATTAATGTATGCACTTTTTACATCATTCATGCTGGGAGATTCGACAAGTCTGCCTTTAAATTCGCATAAACCATGGCCGAATAAGTTGTTTAATAGAAAGGAGGCATTATCTAGTATATCATATTTTGAAGTACTCTGTGAGAAATTTGGGAAATAAAATGTCTCATCATCGCTAGATTTATACAACATGAATTCTAAAAATGGTTTATATGCATTTTTATTTATAGAGTAAACTAAATACTCAACTAAAATTTCACCATCACCTGTATCACCTAGTTCGCTCAAACTTTCATATATGTTATCTAGGTCACGTGTTAAATGGTCTGAAGATTTATCAGAAAAGGGGTATCTTATATTTGTCATTTTGTGTTTTTTTATTGACAAGCCATTATTGAATTTACTTTCATAATCTTCTTCTTCCTCTAAATCATGTAACGACATTTTATCTGATATAGTAGATTCTATATAGGAAGGTAAAAGTTCGTTCAAGTCGCCATCTCCATCTACATCTCCATATTCATCATCATCATTATATTCATATTTTTCTTCTAAAATCTGTTTTGAATATTGTTTTTTGATTTTCGATTTATCTCTCGCATCTGTAGCATCTCTAGGTGTATCATCTCTAGGTGTATTTGTTTTTTTATAATAACGCTCAATGTCACCTAAAGTTATGAGTTCATTATGTGTTAAGTCGTTTTTCTTTCTTCGATGTGATGAAGGGAGCATTGTATTATAATTATGTGTCACACAATTATAATACTAGTATATTATTATTTTTGCACTTTACGGCGTATTGATTCTTTAACTTTTTCTTCACGTGACTCTAACAAAAACTGTACTAATTCTTTTGCTTGTTCATCGTCATCTTTGAAATACTTCATTAGGGAAGTAGCTAAAGTAGTTTTATTAAGAGGTGCTTTTACTTTTGTTTTTGTATAAATAAGCTTGCCGTCATTCACGTCAAAACAGTCGATTTCATTTTTGCGCATAATTTCTACTAAATTATCAGCATACCCTTTGCGTTTATCCTTTAGCTCTTTAAGCCGTGCTTGTATTTCACGTATTTCGTTATCGTTTGACATCCATCCCTTAATATGTTGCACTAGTTGTTCTTTTGTCTCCATGCTATATTTAATATACTATAGAATATTAATACATATTTTTTATATATATTTAATTAAATATGTATTAATATTTTTTAATGTCTGTTATTTGGACTTCTCGTGCTATATTTCTTATAATTTTCTTTTCTATTTTGTCGTCATCTTCGATAGGCTCTGTTATTTTATTTAATATAGTCAAGTATTCGTATTGTAGTTTTTCATCTTCAATCCAGCGTGGGTGTAAGTCTACCCAATCTGATATTTTATTTCGCTGTTTATTTGCGACAGTTTCAATTGTTTTTTTCATTATGGTATTATTATTATCTTTCTCCCATTTGTCATGTTCTTTAATATACACAGTATCACGTTTAAGGTCGGTACAATGTATCGGACGCTTATAAACATCTAATTCTTTAAGACCATTAATCATGAGATTGCTTATCCCTTGAGCAATTCCATTTTTTCTAGTAAAGTAAAGGTCTTCAAGTGTTATTTTCAAAGACTTAATAAATTCGTTTATATTGATAGCATCTTTGCACTGTTCATTGAGAAATACATTTAAATTAAAGTTGTTGTTGTTATTAGTAGTATTGTTTATAGTGTTACCCATTTTAGGAATCATACTTTTTATCTGCTCCTGTTGGTCTTTAATTATTTTTATCATTTCTTTATTGTCATTAATAAGCTCCATAAACATGTCTTTTGTGATTGCGTGATTTATTTCTTTTTCTGTATTACTCGTATTCGCGGCTATTTCGGTCTCATTTAGTATCTTGTTTGTAAATTTGTTACATATTTTATAATGCTTCCATAGCCCAACTCTTGAAAAATATTGTTTGCTACATGTGTCGCAGACAAATATTTTAGCATTTTCGTTATCATTTTCCGTATTTGTTAACTTTTTATGTTTTGATGTCAATATATGTTTTTCATAGTTGCTTTGTTTACTACATATAAAGTCACAACTCTTACATTCAAAAATATTTTTTTTTCCTTTATCATTTTCTTTTAAAATATTAAGATTATGTTTTTTCACATTATTATGAGTTTTCATATTATTATCGTTTTTCGTATTATTATGTTTTTTCGTATTATTATGTTTTTTCGTATTATTATGTTTTTCTAGTAAGCCGGATGTATTACAGTGTATATTACACTTTTCACAATAGAATATTTTTTTCTCTTTAGATTTAGTAACCTTTGGGGTGGGATTTTTTGGTTTTTCGAAAGATAATGGCTCAATGCTATTCAAAGTTGCGTGTAATAAAATAAAATATTCTTGTTCTTTTTTTCTTGCTTCATAATGATCTTTGCAATTAAAAAAATTAACTATTTCCATTTTCCAATTATCCCATCCACCATTGTTTCTTATCACGTCATATAACTTACATTTATAGTTATGTGATCTACTATTTGTACACCCTTGTTTGTGAGCATGTTTTCTTTGAACAAAATTTGTCGTATGCCCTACATACAACTCAGTAAAACTGGGTTCTTTACAAGTTATTTTATAGATAATTGTATTTGAATAGTCAATTTCTTTCTTGGGCATAATCTAATAAATATCTTATAGTTATCTTATTTATAATATAATATATAATAAATTCCTAAACCTTTTTCATAATATATATAATAAGATGTTAAAAATTATCGTAACAAATATTTAATATTAAACAATATTTTTTAGAGCATTATGATCAGGATGGTAATAATTGTATTGTTTTCAAAACTAGGTTGGCTTGTTAACAAATGGACATTTTTTGTTAACGTTTTAGTTAACCGGTTAAAAGACGCCGACTATATTATATTTGTTTGCTACATATAAAGTCACATATTTTACACTAAAAAAACATGGAATTTTCTATAAGATTTTTTGTTAACAACGATTGTATAAGATGTTTCTAGGTACTTTTTGTACAAAATTATAAAAAAAGTTATGGTAACAAAATATTCAACTTAAAAACGCGATTTAGAGCATTATGCTCTGAGTGACGAATGCATTGTTTTTTTCAAATCTCTACCCCCGTTTTCCGAAAATGGACATTTATTTTTGTCCATTTTTGAAAAATGGCCTCCGAGAGTTGAAATTTTCATACATCATCACTTATTCGGCGTCCGCCCTGCCCATTTCGCGGGGTATTGTGACCATTATGGTGTGATAAATATATAAAGATATTAGTAAATTGTTAGCATAATGCTGCGCAGAGGATGGGGCGAGGGTTATACGGATTATACGGAATATTGGTAGTATAATATTTTATATGTATTATATATATTTAGGGTATAAATGAGAACTCGGAAGAAATGTATAAAAAAACATAAGAAAAGGGTTACTCGTTTTAAAATATATAAAGGAGGTCGGTCATCTGGTAGTAGTAGTAAAACGAGCGACAGATTGAGTCTACATGAGCCGGTACGAGTGTCTAGTGCGGCATTAGCGAAGTCCGCATCCTCGCATGCATACTCGCATGGATTATCTCTAATATCGCCTGGGAAAAAATATGAAAGTAAAATAGTTGATGTTAGTAAACTTCCTGGTCATGGACGCGATCGTGCACTTTCATATCATGCGAATATTCATTCTCAAGGCGATAGCGTGCCCGAGTCTATAGATAAAGGACTAGATGAGAAAGTTAGAGATGTATTTGACTTAAATCCGCCTCTAGATAGTCCAACAAAAAGGAAGAGGAAAGCATTAGAACGTCGCATTAGAGAGAATATCCCACCTGCACCACCTGTAGAATTATCGCCAAGGGGTCGTGGATTATTAACATCATATACACCAGAATTAGATATTGTTGAAGATGCAACGCGTATTCCGGTTTTGGGCAATGGTGCAAGCAGGACAGCATCAGGATATCGAATGAAACCTTTTGTATATAAACACAGTCGTCCTTTGCCTTTATCATTTTTAACTAAACAACAGGCTTCTGTAAAATCAAAAGCGCAGGCTATAATGCTTATGAATATAGAAATGTTTCCAAGCACTTATGCGTATTTATCACCTACTATATATGACATACTCAAAAGATTAAATAAAAAAGAATTATTTGGGAAGATACTTGTAAAGGGAAAACTTAGAGATGCATTAATTCCGTGTATAACTATAACACGTATAAATGCAATGGAAAGTCGACTTTTTATGCCTCTATATGATACGGTACAATTTATGAACGCGATTTATCAGTTAGATGCATATAATTTAATGATAGGTCCTAATCCATATGATCCCGTAGCTGCAGACATTTCTGATATTGAGGTTACTACACCAGATGTTAATTCACCGTCCCCAACAAATTTACAGGTTGTGGGGTATAATAAACATCCTATGTTTAGGACACAACCTATGTCAGAAGAAGAAGAAATAAAGTTGGCTGACTTATCTGATACGCATCCAAAAATAAATGGGGAGGATTATGCGTTTATTATTGCTCACGGGTCAATCGCAAATGAATTATCGCCGAGGATGAAAATTCTTGCTAATAAATACTTAAGAATAATAGAAATTGGAAAAGCGGGACAAATACTTGGTATTAAATATCAAAGTCTTATGTTAGAAATAAATAAAATATTGAGAGACCATACGTTTCACGCAATGTTTGACAATAATAAAGAAGGAGCAGATATACGCAGTATCGTATTTAACATATTATGTCCGTATTTTACGATTGATAATATAGAATTATGCACTGCTAGTAATACATTTAATCTAGTAAATATAACACATGAAAGAGCATTTTCTGGTCATGTTGCAGATAGTATGATAAAGCAAAATCATAAAATCACATATAAAAGTATAAAGAATAGGGTTACATTGGGGGTATTTGTACCTGTAGATTATAACACAGATAAATCTACTCAACTGTTAGCCAAAAAGGAACTATATAAACTATTTCCTGGTACATCATTTTTGAGTGAAAATACAAGTATGAAGCTAATCGAAACACTACTTCCAATTGCGATTCAACAAAATAGGCGTATAAATATAATTATATCGTCGTGTGCTGTTAATTATACACAAGGGGATAATGTATACGATAACCATTATACCATGACTAACCGTAAACCAGGTAATAAAAACCCAGCAATAGAAATATTGACACTTTCTAAAAAATATTTATCAAAAATTAACAAGATAATGGATGAATATATTCTTACTTTTTATACAGATGGTGTTATGACTTTTAATCGTAGTATTGTGAACGGAAAGAGTGTATTTACAGGATATAAAGACTATAATAGAGATGATAATTATAGCATGTTATTTACTATCACTGGACACATTATTACTTTTTATAAAACTAAATTTGAAGCATTTATAACGAGTGGTTATACTTCATCTAATGTAGTAGATGAAATGTTTAGTTTTTCCATAATAAATGAAAGACGTATAACTAATACGTTAGTTGAGAGTGGACGCAATTTACAGGACTACTGGTTTGGTAGATTTAATACTTATATTAATGAAATGATAAAGGTTAAAATATTTACGATGAATGAGTTTAAAGATATATGTTCGCAGAGGATAATTATGATAAAAACATCATTAGATATTATTCTCGAAAATCTTAGAGGTTTTAGAATAAGGTATGTAACAGGTCCCGGGGTTGATGCTCAAACACAGGCAACATGCGATATGTTGGATGAAGCAATTAAATATGCAAATATTATGTATACCTATTTTTCTAGGTTAGAAAGTTTACTGGACTATATAGTTGATGGATTATCGCTTGATGCTAACAATCCTAATTCATTCTTAGATTATAAAAAATATGTAGATATGAAGAAAGAATATGACGAAACAGCAGTAAAAGAAATGTACGAAGAGTTGGTAGAAGATTTGGATTATGATAGATATGAAGGTGAATCTGTAGGATTTGGTGAACGTTTTTATAAGACACGTCTTGTAAATCCTTTACCGCCTCATGCTAAATTTCGAAAAACACACCGATACCAATATAAAAATAAAGTGCTTCCAAATTATGATGAAGTCAGAAAAAGACGCAAAACAATGAAGAAAAAATTATATGATGACCTGCATGTAGGAAAATATGCACGAAAAGCGAAGCGGTCATCCGGTGTTTCTATATAAATATTGAGGTTGAATATAATAATTCAGTATTTTAGTAATTCAGTATTTTAGTAATTCAGTAATTTAAATTTAAGGTCACTAACTTTAAATTTAAACCGACTTTTGGTTATAAAAATCAATTTTCAATAACTCGTTTCATTAGTATACTAGTAACTAGATACGGGTCCATATTTGCTGCTGGTCGCCTATCTTCAAAATAACCATATCCAAACTCATATGTATTATTATTGATACGCACTGATGCACCTCTATCGCCGATACCTGAATAGAATTTATCATAACTTGATGTTTCATGTTTCCCCGATAGACGTGATTCATTTCTATCACCATAGTAATGTATATCTTCTTTGTGATATTTTTCCATATTATTTATAACACGATATATTTCCATTATGCCGGCATTATCGTGACATGGTGTGCGCATGACGAGGGTTGAAAAATTCGCATGACATCCTGATCCATTTATATGAGCGAACGGTTTAGGTTCATATGAGATCGTATTACCATATTTTTCGGCAATGCGTTCGAGCAGGAATCGGGCAACTAACAGTTCATCGGCGGCAGTTATTCCCTCTGATGGTCCAATTTGGAATTCCCATTGGTTTTTGCTTACTTCGGCGTTTATACCGGAAATAGTAATACCAGCTTTGGTACACGCGAGCATATGTTCTTCTGCAAGTGAACGGTATTCAATATGTTGCCCTGTACCACAGTAATGTTCTGTTGTATTATAAAATATCGACTCATCATCGTGCATGCGTTTATCTAAAATAAAGTATTCTTGCTCAAGACCGAACCATGGTTTTTGTTCGCGACACGAGTCGAATATTTTAGAAGCGAAGTGTCGCGTATTTGAATCAGTCGGTGTTCCATCGTGGTTATATGTTTCACACAAAACAAGTTTAGAGTACCATATATGACTTCCGGTTGTATTTAGTAGAGGATTGTTGCATACAAAAATGGGATGAAGTTTAATTTCAGATTTTTTGCCGTCGGCTTGACCCGTAGAGGAACCATCATAGTCCCAGTCGGGAAATATAGGAACGCTTGAATAGTCTGCCGGAGTATTCTTAATAATTTTAGTTTTAGACCTAAATTTTTTATTATTGTCGAGCCAAATATACTCAGCAATAGTGAATGTCATTTTTGAATATATATATATACACACAAGTATATTTTATATAGTTTTTAAATATATTTAGTATAATATATATAAATACCTAGTTCTTCTGTATCCATTCCAGTTTTGGACTAGGTCATAGTTAACTTTTAATGCGAATGTCTTTTACAAAATTGCGAGCCATCGATAGATATGACACTATTACATGGTTTACCAACATTAACGCCGCTTTTTAGTATAGCGACGCACCGTGGTTTAGTACTTTCAATCGCTATTGAACTTGTTGAACCGGTAGAACCGGTAGAACCGGTAGAACCGGTAGGATTTTTAGCAATATATTTTTTATAATGTGTAGGACAAAATAGTAGATTTTCAACCTCATAATATAGTGCATTTTTGTCACACTTTGTATCACCATTAACAATATTGGCGTCACGTTTTTTTATAATATGAGAACATTTGGTGGTGGGTAAGCAATCAGAACCGGTGGAGTGTATATTTTTAGAGAGTTTAACAGATGGGTATTGTATAAATGGTAGTAGTTTGTTAGTAATAGTGCGACAGTATGGGCATTTAATTTGATAAGACTGAAGTTTAGTAACTTCGTATATTGGATTTGATTTTGTTTTTTGGTAAAGTACTTCTTTATAAATTGGAATATAGTTAAACTTGTGATTACATTTAAGTGTAATATGATTTGGGTGAAGTTTATCTTTAGAAATAAGACAAATGTTATCGTCACTAGAAGGAGACACGGATGGGCAAATAATTACATTTGATGATTCTGATGGTTCTGACGATTCTGATGTATTAGTATTTGTTTTGGCTTCAGTTAATGACTCGGAAGATGTATTTTGTATAATTTTAGAAAGTTCGGAGAAAAAGTCAATAGAATTTTGTGGGTGTTGCGTATTTAATTTAGAAGTTAACATAAATATAAATTGTGTATAATTAATAAAATAAAAAGTCTTTATATTATTATATTAATAATATGGCGACAAAGAAAGAATGGGGGAATGCGACCTGGTATTTATTTCATACTCTTTCGTTCAAAATGAAGGATGAATATTTTGAAGAGTTGAAGCATGACTTTTTGAATATATGTACAAAAATATGTACAAATCTTCCGTGTCCTGATTGCTCGGAACATGCTACGGCTATCATGAAAAATTTAAAAAGGGATAATATTAAAACAAAAAAGGATTTACAATTATTCTTTTTTGATTTTCATAATTCAGTAAATAGGCGCGTTAAAAAGCCTGTGTTCGAAGAGAACCAGATGTTTATATATCATAAGGCAATAACTAAGAATATAGTATTTAACTATATAACTATATTGTCTAGAAAACATCATAACATAAAGTTACTAACAAATGGGTTTCATAGAGATATGACAATGAATGATTTCAAGAAATGGATTTCTCATAATAGTAACAAGTTTAATCCGTAAATATAACTCGAAACTATATTACATGTTACATGGTATGTATAACTTCACCATTTCTATATACCTTGCATTTAAAAGTCTGTTTATTGGGTCGCGAGCATATTGATGCACCGTTTTCAACATTAAAGAATACCATTTCATTATTTGCTGCTGAAACAAAGAGGTACCATAGATATCCAACAATCCAGCCGATTGCGAGACCGATTATGACGCCGACGATAGGGGTACATCCATAGTATATTTTAGATGCTGCATCTATGACGAAGAACACCATAATGATGGAAAGCATAATAACATTGTAGCTGCTATACTGTAACATAGGCATAAACATGTAAGCAAAAATGAATGCTAATGCTGCGCTATTAAAGTTGGGAATTGTGTATTGACTGAGACCGAAAGGTAATGAGACGAAGTTACATTGTTGTTTCCAGTATGGAGAACCTCTGTTATTAATATCCTCGAATTTGGAGTTAGTGGTGAAAGCAGTAATGGAGAAAACGAAAAGCAGGATAATAAAGCCGGCTAAATACATTACCCATTTTAAGTTTCCATTGCTTAAACTAGAAATAATGAAAAATCCTGATAATAAAACAGGTGATAAAGAAGATAGTAGTTGTAGAATACCACCAATAGACATAGATACACCTGGTTCTAAATTAGATAACCTTAATGTTTTAATAAAATTGGTATTTGCCGAATTTTGATTTTGATTTTGAGGAGCAGGTTGATTGTTAGTTATTGACATATTATATTTTATATGTTATATGATATATAATATATAATAATATAATGTTTTTGTATTGAGTATTGTATTTTGTATTTTGTATTTTGTATTTTGTATTTTGTATTTTGTATTTTGTATTTTATACTTAATGTTTAAGCAACATATTAAATATATATGTAAAATACATAGAAACAAAAAGATAATAATATATACAGTACATTATTATCGAATCGTAGGTTTATAAAACCACACCACAAAACAACAAACAACAAACAACAAACAACAAACAACAAACAACAAACAACACAACAGCAAAAACAAGATGGGTATTCCGAGTTATTTCACAAAAATAGTGAAAGCGTATCGTCATATTCTAAAAGACATGAAACATTTGAGTCATGTAAATAATTTATACATGGACTGTAACTCATTGATATACGATGCTGTAAAAAACAACCCGACATATGATAAGGGTAAACCCAAGGAGTATGAAAAGGAGCTTATAAAAATGGTATGTAATAAGATTGACTTTTATGTAGATTTGTTAAAGCCAAAATCTCGTGTATTTATTGCCTTTGATGGTGTTGCGCCTGTTGCTAAACTGAGTCAGCAACGCGATAGGAGATACAAGTCATGGTATACTGCGCAAATTCAGCGGGATATCGAAGGTGTAAATTATAAGGAAACGTGGAATACGTCGGCGATTACACCAGGTACTAATTTTATGAGGCAATTAAATGAGGAAGTTGGTGTATACTTTGGTAAAAAGACGGTGGCTTCAGACGATGGAGTAAAAGCGCTAGAGTATATTGTATCGAGTAGTTCCGAGTCTGGAGAGGGTGAACATAAGATATTTGATTATATGCGAAGGTATCCGGAGTATCATAATTCGCCGGATACGACGACACTTGTATATGGTCTGGATGCAGATTTGATTATGTTGACATTGAATCATTTACATATAACTAAAAATCTTTACTTATTTCGTGAGACGCCTGAATTTATAAAGTCAGTTGATTCTACATTGGATGCGAATAAGGATTATTTGCTAGATATCCCGGAGTTGGCGAGTGCGATTATCAAGTATATCAACAATGTAGAGGCTAATGTGGCTAATGTGGCTAATATAGGAGGAGAAGTTACAGGAGAGAGAGATTTGAGTAAATTAAAAGAAAAAGGGGATAATGAAATAAATAGGATAACAGACTATATATTCATGTGTTTTTTATTGGGGAATGATTTTATGCCGCATTTTCCAGCGTTAAATATAAGAACCGTGGGTATAGATATATTGTTAAATGTATATAGGGAGACATTGGGTAAGACAAATAAGTACTTAACAGAAGGTAATAAGATAGTGTGGAAGAATTTTCATGAATTTATAGAAAATATTGCAAAACAAGAGGATACACTTTTGATGGATGAGCATAAGAAGCGTGACAAGTTTGCGCGAAGGTTTGCGGAGGGAGGAGGCGGTGGATGGTCTGGGAGGGCTGGAGGTGGTGGTAGCGGAGGCTATAACAACATGAGAGATAACAGAAGCGAGAGAAATGCGTTTAATCAAGGAATAAATAAAAATCAAAGTAACTCGCAATATTTTGCAAAAAATGATAAAAAGGTATTAAATGATACAGACGAAGTATTGGGCGAAGGGGCAGATATTCAACAAATGGATGATTTATTAATGTTACCAATGAAAGAGCGTAGTGTGGAAAAATACGTCAACCCTTTTGCGAAAGACTGGGAGTATCGGTATTACAAGGCGCTGTTTGATATCGAGATAACAGATGATAGGAAGAGACAAATCTGTGTAAATTATTTGGAAGGACTTGAATGGACATTTAATTATTACATGGCGGGATGTATAGATTGGAGATGGTGTTACAATTATCATTATGCGCCACTTTTTAAGGACCTTGTAAAATATATTCCGCATATGGACACACAATTTTTAAAGATAAAGGAGAAACAAACGATTGAAGACCTTGTACAGTTGTGTTATGTGTTGCCTAGACAGAACTTGAACTTATTACCCGTAGATGTGAATATCGTATTGATGCAAAAGTTGGGACACTTGTATGGAGACGATTACGAGTTTAAGTGGGCATACTGTAGGTATTTTTGGGAGAGCCACGCTGAACTGCCGAGGTTACACATTGAAACACTGGAGGATATAGTTCGTGAGGCGAAAACCAAAACAACATTTGCTACATCTAGACCGATTCCTATACCGAAGTCACCACTACTTGAAAATAATATGTCACCTATAACCATGGAAATAAAGAGTGTAAGAAAATAGGATATACAAATAAACAAATAAATAAATATTTTAAATTTCATAAGTATAATTTAAAACTTCCCAGTCGTAATCTGTATAGTTACCTTTGTAATACATATTGTGGGGGCTCGATTTTATAGTTATATCTTCTATTTTTTTTAATCGAAATCTATCAACTTCATATTTTAATGAACTGTCATTTATAGTAAATGTTATACAAATCATATCGTCATCTATATATGAATCCTTTCTATTTATATTAACAAAATTTGGTAACTGGTATTGAATAATATGTCTTATCTCATTATCAATTCCATAGTTAAGTTGATTGAATGCCTTTATTTTTCGATAAATATATTTTTCCAAAAATTTATATTTATCAAAGTCTATTAATTTTATAAGTTCACCGTTATATATCCTATATCTTTTTAGACATTTTGTATAAATGTATAAAATAATATCATCGGGGAATTTTTCGACTAATTCTATTATTTTCATTGTGTGTAATAACTATACAGAATATTATTATACAGAATATTATTATAAATATAAATATAAATATCATAATGTATTTATATTTATATTTGTATTTATTGAGTCGTAGAAACAGGAGATGAAACAGATGCGTGAGATAATATTAAATTCGACAAAATAGGAAATTTGAAACAACTGAATGAACAACTATTTATAGAAGTAGAAGTGCATGATGATTCCGCCGAAGATGCAAAATCTTGTTGCTTATAGATACACGATATTATAGAAAAAGATTTCTCAACAATTTTAAAAATAATAAAATATAAAATAGACCAAAGTGTGCTGCGAAGTAGTAGGGATGAAACTTTTAATGGGTTATCTCCATTTTCTATTTTATCTTCAACCATAGGGAATTTAGTAGAATAATTCTCCATTTTTTCGAGACATTCTTCGTGGGACAATCCCTGGCTACGTAATGTATCTATGCGGTATTTATCCATTTTGGACCATATTTTTGACCACTGTTTGTATACATAGTCGTAATAGTCATCCTTGGTATATACACGTTTATGCTTTTTTTCGAACTTGGCTTTAAGTTTTTGGGGGTCAATTATGGGACCATAGTAAACGAATAATTTGGTATTTCTATGTAAGATAATTTTTTCATCATCCATGACATAGTCTTTGTTAGTAGTATGAATAAGTTGTATAGGTATGTTGTTTTCGAAAGAATGATAAATAAATCCTTTTTTAAGTGTACTGGAAACAACCGGACGGTGAGCGCGGCGAAGTCCTTCTGGATATAAAGACATATTTCGAACGTCGTCACTTTTGCGAATTTCTTCTATTTTTTTAAAATTTTCTATAACTTTTTCTTTTGAATTTCCCGATGAAATAAAAATGGTAGCAGATGTAAGGTAACATATACCCCCAATAATTGGTAGTAAATTTTTCATTTTATTTAGAGCAATAAATTTTGCGGCGTAATGAAGTACATGTTGGTCAATAAAGAAGTCTCCGACGGAAACGTGGTTTGTCATATACATAATATTTTTATCATAAATAAGGTCTCTTTTAGAAACTTTATAAACGTTACATTTTGCAATTTTCATACATTGTTTTACAATATCTTGCACTACTTGTTTATTCGTTTTTATATCATAATTTAGAATAGTAAAAATGGGATATATAAATGTAATATAAAATAGTAATATAAGACTGTAAACATTTTTTATACCAAAATTTGAATAGTCGTAAGTCAACATAGGTTCAACATCTACCATTTTATAATAACAATAATATTTACTAAAGAATACTTAAAATAAAATAATATAAATTACTAAACATTAAAACGCAAATTTATAATAAATATTTATCGAAATAAATATTTATCGAAATAAATATTTATCATATAAGTAGTTTAAAATAATGGATATAGATATAGTATAAAGTACAAGTACAACGATGGAAAACGTATTAAGTCGAATTGATAACAACTATAAAATTCTGAAATTTTCAGGAACTAGGAATGATTTTGCGACATTAATGGACAATAATCCTGGTATTCTCATATTTAAGTTTACAGCGGATTGGTGTGGTCCTTGTAAAAAGATTAAGGATTATTCGTATAAGAAGTCGAATGATTTGCCGGATTATATGACAATGTTGGAGGTGGATGTGGATGAGTGTTTTGATTTGTATGCCTTTTTGAAACATAAAAAGATGGTGAATGGGATTCCGGTATTTTTGGCGTATGCTAGAGGTGTGAACGAGGGTCCGATAGCCTCAATAACGGGGGCAAGTTTGCCGGACATAGAAACATTTTTTGCGGCGTGTATGAGTTATAGGTTTAAAGGATAAAGTGTCATAGATAAAGTTTTAAAGTATTTCAGTAAAACAATATTATACTAAGAAAAATGCAAATAGTATAATAATAATAATAATAATAAGTTGAATAATAATATTAAATATAAATAAACTAGTATTTTTTCATAATGACGATGTAAGCAAGGAATATACCGAAAAAGTTTTTAGCGAATAAGTCTAAAATATTATAAATAGCATTTTTTACATAATAAGGTAATAAAGCAGCAATACCATAAATAGACCAAAAGAAGAAGAAGTACCAGAATATTTTCAAACCAGTACTGCTTTGTGTTGCATATTTGTAATAAATAATATAATAATAAATCAAAAATGGTATAAACCCCATAAGGACACCAGCCACTGTCGAAAGTATTTTTATTTCGCTCATATATCCAAATAGTAACATTAGCCAGTTTAATGTTATAATCTTTGATACAGTATCCATGTTATCTTTTAGTGTTCCGAATAAAGTCATACCGGTAGTATCTATATTATTATTTTTATTTCCCAAATAAATTAAATATACCATTAATGTTATTAACATAGTTGGTGTAGTAATTGCCCAGTCTACGTAGCGTTTAGGTGTAATATTTGTAACTTTATTAAAGTTATATACCAACCATATATAAAACAAGCCCTCAATAATTTGAACTGCTAATTCTAAATAAACTAAATGGTTTATTATATAATACTGAGGTGGAGTTGTTATCGTAAAAAATAGTGTTATAATCTCTATTATACCTGTGATAATCTGTACTATTACAGATATTCGCAACGTACTATAGAAAATTGCTTTGGCGTCAATACTCGAAAGTGTAGTCATTTTATTTACTGACAGGATATTATAAGTATATATATATTTAAAATATAAATAAGTTAAATATATATTAAAAACTATAAATAAATATATAGAAATAAATTTACTATATTATAGTAATATGTCAAGTATGTCAAGTATATCAAGTATGTCACATATGCATGAAAGTATGGACCTAGATATAAACAATTACGAGTTAACGGATATATTAAATTTATTCAAGTTACCGGTAATGTTTGACGATAAACATCTCAAACAAGCGAAGGTGACGGTGTTACATATGCATCCCGATAAATCAAAATTACCAAAAGAGTATTTTCTATTTTTTACCAAGGCATATAAAATATTATACGAGATTTATAAAGTTCGTTTTCCTGATGCTAAAAAATACAAAGAAGACAAGTTTTCATATACAGCGGTAATAGACCGCGAACTAAACCAGAACAAGTCAAAGACGGCAAACAATGTCGAAGACCGTGAGTATCATAAGTCGCAGGAAGAGGCGTATAAAAAACTTCAAAAGATGGATTCAGAAAAGTTCAATAAATGGTTTAATGAAAAGTTTGACAAGTTTCGTTTACATGACGAAGAACAAGACAATGGGTATGAAGAATGGTTTAGGGGAGTTTCGAAGGATGGTGAAGAAGATAACGAATATGGTGAAATGGGAGGAACATGGGCTGAAAGGAATGCGCAAATAGAGCGAAAGAAGGTAGAGTTGAGGAATAAGATGGCGTTAATACAACAATCAGAAATACAAACGGCGAATAGTAGCGGTGGCGGTGGAGGGTACTATGGACTAGGACGCGAAGCTCCGCAAGAATATTCTAGCGGATTGTTTAGTTCACTGCAGTATGAGGATTTAAAGAAGGCGCATACTGAGACGGTAATACCGGTAACAGCAGAGGATTATGAGAATAGGAAAAAATATACATCGACAAATGATATGCAAATGTTTAGAGATATTGAAAAGTCGAAATATAATTATTCAAAGGAGTTTCAGACGACACAGTTAGATAGGGAAACAGCATTACAAGTGGAACAAGATATGAAAAGGGCATATAGATTAGCAAAACAGGATGAGATAGTGAGAGAGATAAACAAGAGGTTTAATTCGGAGTTTCATCAATTGACGAACTGAGATAGGTTGGGATATAGATGTCTATTAAAAACATGAGATGTAACAGATGCGTGAGATTAATCAAAATTCGCCCAATAAATCAAAACTCTAAAAATAACAAAATATACTTAGTATATCTAAAAATATATTCTAGGTAATTATTATACGATATAATATAATAAAATGAAAATTTCAAAACAACAGATATTAATGATTTTATTACTTTTAATTATAGGATATGTATATTCTATGTATTCGGGTAAATTAAACGATGATACAGAGAAAGAGGAGCGTGATTTAATTCAAAAGTTTTTAGCAAATGATGTGAATAAGATGGATCGAAAGAAGCCATTTTTGTGGATACCGGTTGAGTACGATGTGAACGAGAGACACTGGTTAAATTTCGGTTCAAGGAATACGACAAATTTGAATCAGCCTTATTTATATTTAACAATAAGGAGTATAATAGATAAATGCGGAGATTCATTTAATATATGTATTATAGACGACAATGTATTTAACAAGTTAATACCGAACTGGACAATACATGTTAGTCGTTTAACAGAACCTTTACGATGTCATATGAGAGAGTTGGCGATGGCGCAGTTGTTAAATAAGTATGGAGGAATGCGTCTACCGCCATCATTTGTGTGTTTCGAGGATTTAATAACATTGTATGAGCTTGGGGTAAATAGAGAAACGGCGTCGGGTGGTGGTGTATTTGTAGCGGAGATGGTGTCAAAGAGTATAACATCATCCACGATTACATTTGCACCATGTTCTAAAATAATGGGATGCCGCAAAGATAGTGAAGTGATGAGAAAATATATAGAATATTTAGAGGTTTTGGTATCGAAAGATTATACCGACGAGATGGATTTTGAAGGTAAGATAAGCAAATGGTTTTTTAACAATGTATCGAGTGGAGCTGTGAATATAATTAAGCCGGAGTTATTTGGGGCAAAGAAGAGCGATGACTCGCCCGTAGTTATAGAGAACTTGATGAGCGATACAAATATGGAACTTTCGAAGGAGAGTTTTGGACTGTATATACCTTCTGCTGAGTTAATAAAGAGGCGACACTATGGATGGTTTGTGAGAATGTCTCCTACACAAGTTTTACAATCGAATACTCAAATAGCGAAGTACTTACTGGCGATGAACTGAAATGGTACAACCATTAACTGTGTAACCTATATAACGTATATAACGTATATAACGTATATAACGTATATAACGTATATAATTTAAAAAAATTATATACATTACAAATTACGGTATGTATATTTTATAATCTATATCTTTTATTTCTTCTATACCTGTTGTGATTTTTATTCTTTTTAGTTTTCAAAATCCTTGAAAGTTTTGTTTTTATAGGCTTTCTAGATTTTCGTAACTTTCTAGATTTTCTTAATTTTTTGTTACTACCACCAGGTAAGGGTGGAGGAGGAGGTGGAGCAGGAGGAGGATGAGAACTACTATATCCGCTCACAAAACGTTCATACTGTTCTGCAGTTGGAGAACTTTCAATCGGCGAAACTTGTGTTTTTTTAGGAGATTTGCTAGGAGATTTGCGAGGAGATTTGCGAGGAGATTTTCTAGGTGACTGACGTCGTGGAAGCGGAGGAGGAGGAGGTGGCGGAGGTGGAGGAGGGAGGGCTGCTATTCGTTCTGCAACAACTGCCGGATCTTCTGGTGTATCAGGCGAGGGGTCTTGATAAAATGGGTCGGGAAACATGCCGCGTTCAGGCGAAATGCGCAAATAATCACCTATATAGTCTCTTATTTTTCTATAAGAGTTTATAGTACTAATTCGTTCGCTATGATCAGGCATAGCCTTTAAGTAAGATACAAGGTCAATATAAACATTATGACCGATCATTGAACCAACATTATTACATTTTTTACCGAATACCGGAGAAAATAGGTCACGCAACTGACAAAAATGATGATTTTTAAACATTTGTGTGTTATAACAACTATCAACTAGCGCAATGATAAAAATAATCCGATGAATAAGAATCATACATGAATCTACTTCCATTCTTTGTTCAGGGGAATCAGCAGTAGCTGGTTGTGTTATAACAGAAAACCTAGTACCAGTAGGATTCCATAGTATAGAACCATTTTGATTACGTCTAATCAATTTATTTAAGGCTATCATAATTTCCCCTAATTTTGTACCACACATTTCAGCACTACCTACAGTAGATGGTGGAATTTTTAACAACCTAGCTACTCCTGCTATTATTAAAACCTTTTCAGCAGGATTAGTATACATTCTAACATAAGTTCGAAGAAGATTTCTTATATTATCTAAGTCAAAGGGATTATTATGCGGCATAACACGACCAAAATCTATTGCTCGAACCTTAAATTGGTCAAAAGGTTGTGTTGTGTCATACATCCAGTTACCAAGATGAGCATCAAGAGGTATATACCCTATACGATAAAATACGACTACGCATATAGCTAATGCACGTTCAGTCATTTCATCGAATAATCTTTTTCTTTCGACGAGAACGGGATTAGTAGTCAAAGCAAGAGTAGAAGAAGAAGAAAAAGAATTATATAAATTCTTTAAAGGTTCATAGGATGGGGGCAAAGATTCCATCAATATAATTCCTACTTTTCTATTTACCGGAGGTTGTCCACGAATAGGGGTATATTCTAATTGTTCTAGTAAATATCGAAAAACAGTGTTATCTTTAAAAACATTGGTTCCTATTGCCGGTAATACACTCGCGTGTGTCGGAGAAGGAATACCAGGGAAAAAAATCTCACTGAATTGTGCGAGGTTAAATGTCGCAAAGGCATACACATCCGGACATACAGGTATACCACCATAGGCCATTGTTGCATTATATATGTTAGTCTGGTCATTATACTCGGTTAGAATCTCATTATATGTACACGTTGATTTAACAGTACCAGAAAATTTAGCAATTAATGGTATTTTATTCGGTTGAACAATACAACATTTTAAAATATGTTGCGTGACATATCTTCCTGTATTAGGCAAGTGATATTCGTCAGCATGCATTAGCTCACCTCTTTCATTAAAAATATCGCTTCTAAATGGGGTCGAACCAATCGGCAGAGTAATTCTTACTATAAAACCTGTCAACGAATTTACAGATACATTGTGAACTTGAATTGTGTTAGAAAATATATTAATAAACTCTCGCATATCCCTAACTCTTCGTATAGACATGTCTTCTCCTTTATCATTTTTTACAATTATTTTCATACCACCTTCTTGACTATTCATTTCATTCATAACGTCAGTCATTTTGATTACTATAAGATGGAATGGTATATATATGTAGTATATATATTTAGTATATATAAATATTTAATATATATATAAAATATTTTAAAGTCAAAAAAGCTCAACTAAATTATTAGTAAAAAGCGCCAACTCTATTTCATCTTCATGAATATTGTGAAATATAGTCATATATTTACAAAGTATTTTAGTAATTTTGTACTTGTTTGTTTCATTTATTAGGGGCGTTGTTTTAATAAAAAGGAAATAGTTGTCTAATATGTCCATTACAGAATAACCTTGGTCATATAAAGCGTATAATATTTTTATACAGTGTTTTAATTTTTTTTCAGTAAGCGACCGCGTATAGTCCTCAAATATGTGAAAACTAATATTAGTACATAGTAGTTTAACAACAGACAAATCGACAGACGTATTTAAAATTTTAATTTTTTCTAAATAGTTAATCAAAATACGTATAGAAACATTTGAAATATTGAGGACAAATTTTTGCGCCTCCGGTGTAATAATAATTTTCTCATTTTTTATAATTTTGGCTAATATTTTTTCTAGGCAAGCATCTTCGATTTGATTAATTTTGATAATAATATTGCGCGATTGTAGGCTATCGATTACTTTTTGTACGTTTGTACATGATGAAATGAAGTGAACTTTGTGACTATATTTGTCCATACAGTTGCGGAATACTTGTTGACTTTGTTCATTAATAATATCAATATCATCGAGAAGGACAATTTTTTTAAAGCCGTGTACTAGAGAGGCGGTTTGACAGAAGATTTTTAAGTCATTGCGGTAATAAGAAATACCCTGGTCTTTAAGACTATTTAGTACAAGTATATTGTCCGAGTCATAGTTGGTTTTATAATACTCGCGAATAATAGAATAAATAAGCGATGTTTTTCCAGATCCAGGGTCGCCAATTAAAAGTATATTAAGATTGTTCATAGATATAAGAGTTTGTAAAAGTTTGATAACATTCTGTTCTAGTTGTTCAAACTGGTCAAAAATTTGTGGTTGATATTTATTAATGAAGGGGAGATTAGTTTGTGACTGTGTAGGGGTTAGGGTAAACTGTTGTGTGGTTTGCATTTATGTAATGTAGTGTTTATAGTTTAAAGTATTAATAATGGTTAATAAATAGTAATGAATAATAATGTATTAATATTATTCGTTAATAAATATTTAAGTTTATGTTTCTTTAATATAATAAATATAGTAAATAAATGAAATCCGGTAACTCTGAAACATTTTATGATATTTTGGGAGTAGAAGAGAAATGTTCGCAGGACGAGATAAAGAAGGCATATCGAAAGTTGTCATTTATGCATCATCCGGACAAAAATGGAAATAGTGCAGAGTCAACAGAAAAGTTTCAAAAGATTTCGGAAGCATTTAGTATATTAAGTGACCCCGATGAGAGGGTTAAGTATGACATGAATCGTAATAATCCTTTTGCGAATATTGGTGGAATGGGTGGAATGGGTGGAGGAGTTAGAATAAACCCGATGGATATATTTAATATGTTTATGGGTGGAATGGGCGGAATGGGAGATCCGCATATGATGAATCCCTTAAATGGATTTGTAAATATTGGAGGACTGGGTGGACTGGGAGGGCTAGGTGCTATGGGAGGTCACGGTCCAAGAGTTATTATTAGAACATTTGGACCTGGTGGTGAGTCAATAAGTGAAAATATAATGGGAGGCGGTGGAGACCCATTTGGTATATTCGGCGAAGCAATTCACAATATACACAATATACACAATATACATGGTATACACGATTCACGAGCTGCTCCTTCTCCGCGCCAAGAGATGCACCAACAACAACACCCCCAACACCCTCAACACCCTCAACACCCTTATGATATTCCGCGAACCCCCAGATTTCAAAAGAGAGTTGAACCGAAACCTCCTCTTATAAGTATAAATGCGACAGTTACACTTGAGCATGTATGTCAAGGAGCGACGATACCCGTGGAGATGGAGCGTTGGAATATAAATAATGAAGGTGTACATGAGTTGGGTAATCATGTGGAGTATATATCAGTTCCAATGGGAGCGGAAAATGGTGAGGTAATAATATTGAGCAATCGCGGCAATGAGAATGCGGATGGAGTGCGTGGTGATGTAAAGGTAACATTTATAGTAGAGGAGCATGCATTATTTAAGCGAAATGGGTTGGATATTTTAGTAGAAAAAAACATAACAATAAAAGATGCATTATGTGGGTTTGTATTTGATATAGAACATATAAATGGTAAGAAGTTTTCATTCAATAGTTCGTCTGGGAATATAATAAGGGATGGTTTAATAAAAACGATACCACGATTAGGATTACAGCGGGGCAATGAATGCGGTAACTTAAATGTAGTATTTAGAGTCACGTATCCCGATAAGTTGAGCGAGGAACAAATAAAAATATTGGCGAATACATTATAGGCTGGTGTATGTGTGTGTCGAAAACGATACACCCAACCCAACATCCAATACTTAGCCAGCATGTTGTTGCGTATATGCAGCAACTTTAGTCAAATATGCTGGGCGATTTGTTTTATAAAGATGGGCCAATTCAGGTACAAGAGGGTCATCGGGGTTGGGTTCGTGCATGAGCGAGGAAATACTGAGAAGCAGTTTAGAAATAGTAAGAGCAGGACTCCATTTGTCTTTGAGAATATCGAGACAGATACCTCCAGATGCGCTGACATTTGGGTGTAAAATCGGGGTAATAAATTTGACATGTGGCGGCTTGAAAGGGTAGTCGCCCGGGAAGTCAATATCTAGGAAGAAAATGCCGCCATGGTATGGTGTGCCTTCGGGTCCGGTAATAGTTGCACGCCATTTCATAATATCATCTGAATGTGGACCTGCGCTACAATTTGAAGGAGGGTCTTTGACAAGTTCGGTGAGTTCTTTTTGGATACGCTTGGTGATGCTCATTTTTGCTTGGTAATATAGAGACGATAGTTTCGATGTTATGAAGCTTGTATATAGTTATGTTTATATGTGTTTATGTGTATATAGTGAATATTTTGTATATCAATTTTCTTGATATATAAAATATAAATTAAAAAAAATACAGATATAATATAAAACACTTACTTCACGATGTGCTATAGTGTTGAATCGAGTGCTAAAACGACATTACTTTCTTTAGTCGCCATTGTTGTAATGCTTCGGTCAAATGTGCCTCATTTTATGTGGATTGGTTTAATAATGGTTGGATGGTGTGGTATGCAATTTGCAGAGTTACTACTATGGCTTACAAACCCTCGTAAGTCATGTACACCGATGAATAAGTTAATAACACTTACGCTTATTCCTTTAGTACTGGTTTTGCAACCATTATGTGCTCTATTTGGATCATTTTTTGTAAAACCGTGGTCAGAATGTAGTAATAAACGTAAATTATTTATTGTAACATATTCCATGGTAGTTACATTTTGTCTGTTGGTAGATTTTTATAAAGATGCAGAAAAATATTGTACAGTAGTTACACCAGAAGGACATCTTCATTGGTGGTTATCTAATTTCACATCTAAATATTCATCAGATTCTTTAACAAAATACTACATATGGTTGTTTTTGTTAGCCGTCCCTATATTTATGCTATGGAATATTTCTTTTAAGGCTATTGCTGCAATTGCTGTATTACCATTATTTGGATTTTTTTACGGACTGAGGACGGATTCTAATGGAAGTATATGGTGTCACTATACGAGTTATACTGCAATTATTTCGTTGGTGATGTATGGGTTGTATAAATTCAAGATATACAATATTTTGAAGTAACGCTAAATATTATGAAGCTGAAAAACAGCGACCAACTCGCTGGTCGCCTGATGGAGTTGCACAAGAAGTAGCTTGGCGATATTGGTAGCGGCGAACTGATGTATTTAATCCGCCTACACCTGAACCAGGGACAAAACGGTTAACTGTGCTATCATTGGCTGTATTTATAAAAAAAATACGACCAACACCACCAGCGGTAGATCTTGAGCGGACAAGCCCACGGGCAACATTGTAACTTTGGATGCTAGTAGACATGATTGGACTATGCTTATATAATGTATGGAGATTATTATTTTTTGGGATTAGGTTATTATAAAATTGATTATAAATAATTTAAAACCAATACTATATATAATAGTAAAATACTCAAATGAGCGATAATGATTGGGTAGATATACCCATTAACGAATTAAAAGAATATGAAGCACATCCATCTGGATTAGTTAGAAATAAAAAAACTAAAAATATTTTAAATAATAAATGTAACAAACAAAGATATATATCTTTAACATTTGGAAAATTTACAATTGCGTTACATAAAATAATAGCAAAAACATTTATTCCAAACGATGATCCTATAAAAAAAACACAAGTAGATCATATTGATGAGAATACAAAAAATAATACAAAAAATAACTTGCGATGGGTAAGCCCAAGTGAAAATGTTAAAAAAGCTGTTATTTCGGGTAGAAAAGATGGAAGAAGTGGTACTACACCGATTAGGGTTACATTTCCGGATGGAACAAAAAAAGATTATCTTTATCAAATAGAAGCAGAAAAAGAATTAAAATTAAAAAATAATAATGTAATTAAACAAAGTATAAATCAAAGAGATGGATTTTACTATGGTTCAAACAATGGACCTAAAAAAACTAAAGAGTGGCTTTATAAATTTGAATACATTAAACATGAAAACAATGATGATGGTATTATAAAAAAAGAAATAACAGTAGAGGGTTATGATCATTTAATTGCTTTTAGTAATGGAACAATAATAAATAAAAAAAATGGAAAAAAAGTTTCTGGTTCATATGACGGTAGATATTATAGAATTAAATCTTCTCAAAAATTTATCAAAGATAACGATAAAGATAGTAATAATTCAAGTATGGCCAAACATAGACTTATTGCACTAACATTTATATCAAATCCAGAAAAGAAACCTTATGTAAATCATAAAAATGGAATTACAACCGATAACAATGTTAATAATTTAGAATGGTGTACTCAGTCTGAAAATATGAAACATGCTCTTGAAAATAATTTAATTATACATAAAAAAATATCTGAACCATATGATAAGAATAAACATAATGAACCAAATACTTTATATCATTATTCACAGCCTGTGTTACAACTAGAGTTAAACGGAGATATAATAAATGAATACCCAAATATTGAAATTGCGGTAGAAAATTTTAAAAATCAAAATATTAAAAATACTTGTAGGGAGTATAGAAATAAAAATTATAATAATGTCAGTAGTGGATATGGATGGTGCTTTAAAAATGATTATATTGGTCCACATTTTAATGAAAAAATTAAAGAAATTTTCCCCGAATTGACAGAAGAAGATACAATAGATTATAATCATATAAGAAAATATATTATTAATTTAACAAGACCTATTATAAAGTTTGACTTGGACGGTTCATTGATTCAAATATATGATAGCACAACAATTGCGTCAGAACAATTAGGTATAGATGATAACGCGTATATAAATGCATCTATAAATAAAAATAACAGATTTTGTAAAGGGTATAAATTTAAATATATGACATACAATGAAAGTATTAATCCATTGGTTAACTACGAGAAAAAAACACCAGAATATATTAAGAAGTTACTAAACATACCAGTTAATAAAAATTTAAAATCAGAATTTTGCAATATACTTCGTGAAAATATAAATATTGATGGAGAACTTAAACTGACAATGCCTATTGCAGAATTAAATAATGACGGAACTATAAAAAAAATTTGGTCTGGGCAAACAAAAATAGAAAAAGAATTAAATTTAACAAGAAACACAATCGATAGATATATTCGTAAAGGTAACAAAAATTGGAGAAAGTTAACATCAGAAGAAATTAGTGAATAAACTATAAACGAAAAAGTAATACAAAATATATACTTATGTATGAATAACGAATACGAAAATTTTAATTAATATTCATTCTATAAACATCCCAACCCACAAAATATATTATACCCACATAATATATAAGTAAGCGCCGAATGAGCGGTCAACCCCCTGACGAACCTCCAAAATATCCAAAATCCAAAGAAAAAACTTGTATCGGTTGCGGTTCTTCAAATGACTGGGAATTTAGGCAACCCGTATGTCGTTCTCATACATCAGAAAAGGAATCCGAGTTAGAAAGAAGGCTCCATTCCCCTATTGCCGAATTCATAACGAGACCCGCGCTATATAAAGTCAGTGGACGGAATCCAGAAAGTATTTGCGAATTAGCGACACTTATGGAAATGCTGGTTATACCCGAACCTGAACCCGAAGAATTACCTGCATGGGTGGATATAGTTAGCAATGACAAAAAAGCAAGAGATTCGATTCAATCATACAGAGCAACACAATCGTCCACAATGGGCGACCGTTTACCTGCTATTCACCGTCCAAGATTCAATCCACCATCAGCCACATTCCCAGAAGTAGTGAATTTGACTCTCGAATTCTCCGTCGATGCAGAACACGAAATAGGACGACGATTATTTGAATATTTCGAAATACGTGACCTAGGAGTTTACAACGGGAAGCCAGTAAGATACCACACACTTAGACCAGAGTTTAAGGATACATGTCGTTTCGATTTTAAGACACGATTTCCCAATCTTAAACTATTAACCGTAGTCGAACACGCCGACAGTAGAGGTGCTTTACTTCCGCTTTTTTTATTGCCTCCTACAGTACGCGTATTGCGAACAAATAGAAATGTATTCAAGCATCATGAATATTCAGAATTCTTATCAAATGTTCCTAGACTGAGCGATGTATTAATGGACTTTAAAATGAATGACGCCATATCAGCAACAGAAGAACCCAGTTTAAAACGAAAAGACGTGTTAACAAGTTTTACAGAACTCGAAGTAGAAAATGTTAATTTATCGGTTGTCCCGAAATTAAGAAGACTTCGGCTTACAGATACGGTGGTTATAGGTAAGTTCAATCCAGCGAAACCAGTGAGTTTGAGTTTAGAACGCGCACTAGAGTTGTGCAGTTTTTTAGAACAAACCCACGCACCGCCAAGTTTAGAATCACTAGAATTTCCTGCTAGTTCAAGTTCCTTTAAAGTAAATATGGCGTGTGCTCCATTTAGAGAATCTAGACCTGAAAAACCTTTTGAAAGACTACTCGCCAATTTTAGATGCATTTTCCCACGAAAAGTTCAATGTGTGGATGTATCGTGTCCTTATTCCGAAGGACCGCGAGCACTTAACACATGGGAACAGAAACGATATATTATACTACTTGTCGACGCATTTGAGCGCTGTTATTTTGAAGACGTTGTGTCGCATAGATTACGCCATCTTTGTGTAAAATTCCGCGATTCAAGTGCAGCGAAAAGTGCCGTCCCACGTGTGGCCGTCGTAAACAGTGAGAATTTGAAACGAAATTTGCGAATGTTTTTAGGGGGTACTCAATTTAGGTTACCTGACACTTTTGCGGATAAAGTTATTTACCAAGTAGAGTTGAGATATCGCGATGCATTGAGAACTGTTGCTAGTGAGTTAAGTTTATCGCATGCATCATTAAGTCAAATGAGTAACACTGGACTTAGTGTAGTCGAAGTTAAACGCGACAAGGCAGCGCGGCTTATGATAGGTAAACGAATGGAATCTTCTTATTTTTCTTCTTATTTTGAAGCGCTTCGCCCCAAATCGAATATTTTTACAAAAAAACACGCAAATCCAAATACAGAACCACGCAGTTGTGGATGTGACACATGTCAAATCGTAATGAATGCTGGAATAGATAGAGATCTTAATACAGCGGCGATAATTCCATTTAGTATATCGGGTATAAGATCGATGGAAGAGTATGATGCTATGTTTGATTCAATGTTGCGTGGACATAGTAGCCCACGTACCCCGCGTAGTCCAAGCCCGAGACGTAGTCCCACATATAGTTCTAAACGTAGACACACACGTAGTCGTAATCCTAGTCCCGGGTCAAGGTCGAGGTCCAGGTCAAGGTCTCCACCCAAAAGTAATGATGATGGTAGTCCTAAAAGTGGTGGAAGTATGCGGCATAGAGGAACCAAGCGAATGCAAAAACATAGACATGTTAAAAGAACACACAGAACTAGAAAATAATAAGAAAAAAATAGAACGTATCCTCTCATCTTAACAAATTTTTAGTAATATGCACTACTTTTGTGTAAGGATTTTCAAAAATGATAAATATTGTTCATTGCTAATATGAGAAGTGTCATAAAATAGAATACTACCTTCTAATAAATTTAATATCGAAATTTGGTTTATTTTTTTATTATAAGTCGGGTTATTTTGTAATAAAGCTGAATATCCTAGTAACTGCATAATTTCATAAGAACTATTATCGCCGCTTGTGCATTTAATATCTATTAATACGTCACCTATTACAATATCGCAATCGGCGGGAATAGAATATTCATATTTACCACCTAACATAGGATTTAATAATACCGGTTTATTGTAAATATAATTTGTAAAATATTGCATTAATGGATTTATTATGTGTTGTGTAAGATTTTCTAAAAATATTTCACTTGAAATAATTGAGTACATTTTACCAAAAGTTTTCATATTTATACGTGATGTTGTACATTGCAGAAATGATTCGCTATGACAAATTGAACTAATAAAAATTTCCGGAATAATATCTTTAGTTTTATAATTTATAGTATCTTTTATTTTTTTATATGATTCGACTCTACATACAGGATAGTTACAATTATAATGATCACCCGTACTTTTATATTTACAATTATGTGCTGGATAATAATCTAATTCTTCCATATATTCTAGATTAAATATATAACAAATTTCAGCATTATGTATAATTTTCATGTAATTATCTTTTTTTAAAATACATTGAAGTACGTCACCAAACATTATAGTTCCGCATATTTTTGACTTATCTCTTATTGGTTCCTTATATGTATATATGGCTCCATATGTAATATCATTAGTGCGAAACCACCACATTTTTTTAGATAAGTCATATTGTAAAAAATTTATTTCTTTAAAAATATACTCATTGTTATTATCATCATTGTTGTTATAATGTCTTATTATATTTTTCATGCGTTCATCCTCGAATTGTTCTTGTTTAATTTCCGCGATTATTCTACGAACAATATAATCAAAAAATGTTCCACACATTGAAGGATTAATATCATATATAGGTGTGATAATATCATTAGCAATATTTTTGTCAATAATATTAGTGATTTGAAATGGTTTATATGATGTAATATTAAAAACATTGGATAAAATATATTCAGATATACAAGACGAATTTAAACTTTTAATACGATTTGTTAAGTTACCGCTCATTTTAATTTCAGGTAGTAATAATTTTACTATATACTCTTTTGCTGCTTTATCTTCTAACTTAGAGCACAAACATTTAATACTTCTAGGTGGCGCCTTTAATAATTCACCTATAGTTTTATATTTTTTACTATTTATTTTATAATCTTCGGTTACTTGCATTGTTGCGCGATACATAACAATATAATAAACGCTTTAGGTGTATTTAATATATTCATTTCAATTACCAATAAACAACGATACAAAATTGAAGTGAATAAAAGCCAATAAATCAAATACAGAAAACTCAGAAAGTACCAGAACCACACAGTCGAATCAAAATGTCCATCGGAACTCTCATTGCTGGCGCCATCATTGCCGCCGAAGATATTGATGCTGAACTCACGGATACTATCATGACGCTGGAAATAGAAGAATCCAAATACCCCCGCTCGCTCCAAGAAGTCGCAGCTCTTGATCTGTCGTTTTTGGATGATAAATGGGCAGCCGATATGCTTCGCGATGCAATGAACGCAGTTGTTCTAGCACAAGAAGATGCCGAAATTATCAAACGAGAAATCGATGTATGGAATTACCTTTCAACCTACGAACCACCCCGAGGAGAAGGATTCATGTTTAGTCGTGGAGACATTGTTGTCGAACGCGTTCAATACAATATGCAAGTTGGGCACTCAGGTGGAAGCATGGCTCACACGATGCGCCATATCCAATTACTCGCCAAAATCGGATTTCCTGAATATCGCAATGGATATTGCAAGTAAGTAGGAAAACAAATATCTAAAGTAAAAAATACCGAGTAGTAAAAATATAAGGTAAGTTTATTATATTTATTTTTATTTTTTTATTTATTTTTTTATTTATTTTTTTATTTATTATTTAATAAATATTATTTAAATATTATTTAATAAATATTATTTAGTAAATATTATTTAATAAATATTATTCAACTAATATATAGAATGCCTTTTAATTCTATCACCGCAGTAGCTGTAACTGCTTTTTCTGGAAGTACTACATACGGAGTAGAGTCACTTATTGCTGATGATTTAATTTTAGGAAATAATTCTTTTAAAATTGGTAATAATGATATGACTTCAGCTTTTGAGTCAGGTACCACTGTAGAAAATTCCTTAACAGTTGAATATAAAGATGGATTAAGCATAATTACAACCGTAGGAACACCTTATTCTAATACTCCTGTTGTTCCTGTTGTATTAGCTCCTAATAATGTAACTTTAAAGTATACAAGAGCTAGTATTCCAACTTCTCCATATTTTATAGAAGCTTCCCCAAGAGGAACACAAGAATGGTTTGCGATTGTGGATCAGTCTTCAAAACAAACAATTTCTAACTATGTAAATCCATCTTTAAGTGGTTATGCATCAGCTGTAACAACATTTACACCACCAGGACAATCTTCAGCAGTACCTTTTAAAAATATAGTAACAACTCTTATGACAGATATGAGTTTTTTATTTTTAAATGTAGTATCAGTAATTCAACCCATTGATTCATGGGATACATCGAGTGTTACTAATATGGAATCTATGTTTAGTGGCGCTAGAGCATTCAACCAAAATATTGGTTCATGGAATACATCTAAGGTTACTAATATGCGAAGTATGTTTCAAAGAGCATCAATATTCAACAATAATGGAAGCCCAACTATTGGTAACTGGGATACATCAAGCGTAATCAATATGTGGTCTCTATTTAGTCGCGCAACATTATTTAACCAAAATATTAGTTTATGGAATACATCAAAGGTAACGGATATGGGTGGTACTTTTTATTTTTCAGGGTTCAACCAAAATATTGGTTCATGGGATACATCTAAGGTGATTTATATGAATGCTATGTTTATGGGTGCTACTATGTTCAACAATAATGGAAGCCCAACTATTGGTAACTGGGATACATCTAGTCTGACTACTACGCAAGCTATGTTTAACGGTGCATCAGCATTCAACCAAAATATTGGTTCATGGAATACATCTAAGGTTACTGATATGGCTAATATGTTTCAAAATGCAAAAGCATTCAACAATGGTGGAAACACAACTATTGGTAACTGGGATACATCCAGTGTTACTAATACGACTTATATGTTTTCTGGTGCATCAGTATTCAACCAAAATATTGGTTACAATCAAACTAGTGGTTCATGGAATACATCTAAGGTAAATAATATGGCTAATATGTTTCAAAATGCAAAAGCATTCAACAATGGTGGAAGCTCAACTATTGGTAACTGGGATACATCCAGTGTTACTAATATGAATTATCTGTTTTCTGGTGCATCAGCATTCAACCAAAATATTAGTTCTTGGAATGTGAATAAGGTAACAATAAAACCACCTATTGTTTTTAGCGATTTATCAAGCCTTACTCCTGAAAATACTCCTTATTGGTATTTATCATTAGACGCTAACGGTATTACTATTAAATCTACACTATCATCACTTCCTTCAAGTCCAATACCATTATTTGTAAAAGCAAATCTGAGAGGAACATCAGAATGGTTTGCGATTGTGAATCAGTCTTCAAAACAGTCAATTTCTGACTATGCAAATCCATCTTCACCAGGTTATGCATCAGCTGTAACAACATTTACACCAACAGGAGAGTCATCGGCAGTGCCTTTTAAGAATATAGTAACAACTTTTATGACAGATATGAGTTCTTTATTTGCTGGTGCATCATCATTCAATAGTGATATTAGTTCTTGGGATGTATCTAGGGTCACGGATATGAACAATATGTTTAACGGAGCTTCAGCATTCAATCAAAATATTAGTTATTGGCCTGTATATAGTTTATCAACTAGGCCACCTACTAATTTTAGCACTGATTCAGAGCTCGCTAACAATTCTGCAAATATGCCTATCTGGAACCTAATAACTTTAGACCCGGTTAGTGGTACTATTAAGTATACAGGCCCTAGTATTACAAGTTTTCCAACTTTTATATACATAAATCCAAGAAACACAGGATACGAATGGTTTGCTGTTGTTAATAATTCTTTAAAAACAAATATTACAAATTATGCTAATGGAATAACTACCGGTGGTTCATCAACATTTATACCAACAGGACAAACTACTCCAGTACTTTTTAATAATATTGTAACAACTTTAATGACAGATATGAGTTCTTTATTTTATGGCGCATCAGCATTCAATAGTGATATTAGTTCTTGGGATACATCTAGGGTGATTACTATGAATAGTATGTTTTTCAATGCTGCAGTGTTCAATAAAGATATTGGTTCATGGGATACATCTAGTGTGACTAGTATGAATTTTATGTTTGGCGGTTCATCAGCATTCAATAATGGTGGAAGCCCAACTATTGGTAACTGGGATACATCAAAAGTCACTGATATGAGTAATATGTTTAACTATGCAGTAGCATTCAACCAAAATATTGGTTACAACTCAAGTGTTAGCACTACTGCTTGGAATACATCAGCTGTCATTACTATGTTTGGTATGTTTTACGGTGCAGGGGCATTCAACAATGGTGGAAGCCTAACTATTGGTAACTGGGATACATCAAAAGTCACTGATATGAGTAATATGTTTAACTATGCAACCGTATTCAATCAAAATATTGGTTCATGGAATACATCAGCTGTCACTACTATGTTTGCTATGTTTAACAGTGCATCAGTATTCAACCAAAATATTGGTTACAACTCAAGTGTTAGCACTACTGCTTGGAATACATCTAAGGTTACTAATATGTTTTGTATGTTTAACTATGCACTAGCATTCAATAATAATGGAAGCCCAACTATTGGTAACTGGGATACATCAAAAGTCACTGATATGGGTTATATGTTTCAATATGCATTAGCGTTCAACCAAAATATTGGTTCATGGAATACATCAATAGTTACTAATATGTTTGCTATGTTTTGGAGTGCATCAGCATTCAACAATAATGGAAACCCGACTATTGGTAACTGGATTACATCGAGTGTTACTAATATGGATTTTATGTTTGGTTATGCAACAGTATTCAATCAAAATATTAGTTCTTGGAATGTGAATAAGGTAACAATAAAACCACCTAATGATTTCAGTAACAATAAACTCCTTACACCTGAAACTATACCTTATTGGTATTTATCATTAGACGCTAACGGTATTACTATTAAATCTACATTGAAATCACTTCCTTCAAGTCCAATACCATTATTTGTAAAAGCAAATCTGAGAGGAACATCAGAATGGTTTGCGATTGTGAATCAGTCTTCAAAACAGTCAATTTCTGACTATGCAAATACATCTTCAAATGGACATGCTTCAGCTGTAACAACATTTACACCACCTGGACCTGGACAATCTTCAGTGCCTTTTAAGAATATAGTAACAACTTTTATGACAGATATGAGTTCTTTATTTGCCGGTGCATCATCATTCAATAGCGATATTAGTTCTTGGGATGTATCTAGTGTCACGGATATGAACAATATGTTTAACGGAGCTTCAGCATTCAACAATAATGGAAGCTCAAATATTGGTTTATGGAATGTATCTAGGGTGACGGATATGAACAATATGTTTAACGGAGCTTCAGTATTCAATCAAAATATTAGTTCTTGGCCTGTATATAGTTTATCAACTAGGCCACCTACTAATTTTAGCAATGCTTCAGAGCTCGCTAACAATTCTGCAAATATACCTATCTGGAACCTAATAATTTTAGACTCAGTTAGTGGTACTATTAAGTATATAGGCCCTAGTATTACAAGTTTTCCAACTTTTATATACATAAATCCAAGAAACACAGGATACGAATGGTTTGCTGTTGTTAATAATTCTTTAAAAACAAATATTACAAATTATGCTAAGGGAATAACCGGTGGTTCATCAACATTTATACCAACAGGACAAACTACTCCAGTACTTTTTAAGAATATAGTAACAACTTTAATGACAGATATGAGTTCTTTATTTTCTGGCGCATCATCATTCAATAGCGATATTAGTTCATGGGATACATCTAAGGTGACTACTATGAGTAGTATGTTTAACGGTGCTTCTGTATTCAATCAAAATATTGGTTCTTGGAATACATCTAGTGTGACTATTATGCAAAGTATGTTTCAAAGTGCATTAGCATTCAACAATAATGGAAGCGCAACTATTGGTAACTGGAATACATCTAGTGTGACTACTATGAGTAGTATGTTTAGTGGTGCATCAGTATTCAACCAAAATATTGGTTCGTGGAATACATCTAGGGTTACTAGTATGTCTTTTATGTTTAACAATGCATACGCATTCAACAATAATGGAAGCTCATCTATTGGTAACTGGATTACAACGAATGTCACTAATATGAATAATATGTTTAGCACTGCAAGAGTATTCAACCAAAATATTGGTTCGTGGAATACATCTAGGGTTACTAATATGAGTTCTATGTTTATCGCTGCAGATGCATTCAACAATGATGGAAGCCCAACTATTGGTAACTGGAATACAACGAGTGTTACTAATATGACTAGTATGTTTCAAAGTGCATTAGCATTCAACCAAAATATTGGTTACAGCCCAAGTGTTAGCACTACTGCTTGGAATACATCAGTTGTCACTAGTATGAGTGGTATGTTTCGGATTGCAGAAGCATTCAACAATAATGGAAGCCCAACTATTGGTAACTGGAATACATCTAGTGTGACTACTATGACTAGTATGTTTAACAGTGCAAGAGTATTTAACCAAAATATTGGTTCCTGGAATACAACGAGTGTTACTAGTATGAGTAGTATGTTTCAAAGTGCATTAGCATTCAATAATGATGGAAGCTCAACTATTGGTAACTGGAATACATCTAGTGTGACTACTATGAGTAGTATGTTTAGAGGTGCAAGAGTATTCAACCAAAATATTGGTTCGTGGAATACATCTAGGGTTACTAGTATGAGTTTTATGTTTAACGATGCAGAAGCATTCAATAATGGTGGAAGCTCAACTATTGGTAACTGGAATACATCACTTGTCACTACTATGACTACTATGTTTCAAAATGCAAAAGTATTCAACCAAAATATTAGTTCTTGGAATGTGAATAAAGTAATATCAAAACCACCTAGTGATTTCAGTACCAATACACTCCTTACCCCTGAAACTATACCTTATTGGTATTTATCATTAGATGCAAATGGTGTTACTGTTAAATCTACATTATCGTCACTTCCTTCAAGTCCAATACTTGTAAAAGCAAATCTGAGAGGAACATTAGAATGGTTTGCGATTGTTAATGATTCTTCAAAAGCACTTATTACAAGTTATGCTAACCCATTAGCAGGACCCGCCGTTATATCTTATTTTACACCACCAGGACAAACTTCAGCAGTACCTTTTAAGAATATAGTAACAACTTTTATGACAGATATGAGTTCTTTATTTGCCGGTGCATCATCATTCAATAGTGATATTAGTTCTTGGGATACATCTAGGGTCACGGATATGAACAATATGTTTAACGGAGCTTCAGTATTCAATCAAAATATTCGTTTATGGGATGTATATATGTTATCAACCAGGCCTAACCAACCTACGGGTTTTAGCACTGGTTCAGCACTCGCTAACAATCCTACAAATATGCCTGCCTGGAATTCATTATTTTTAGACACGGATGGTGTAACTATTAAAACTACAATCACTTATAGTTTCTTTCCATTATTTATAAGAGCAAACCTGAGAGGAACATTAGAATGGTTTGCTGTTGTTAATAATTCTTTTAAAACAAATATTACAAATTATGCTAAGGGAATAACTATTAATGGTTCATCAACATTTATACCAACAGGACAAACTACTCCAGTACTTTTTAAGAATATAGTAACAACTTTAATGACAGATATGAGTTCTTTATTTTCTGGCGCATCATCATTCAATAGTGATATTAGTTCTTGGGATGTATCTAGGGTGACGGATGGGAAGGAAATGTTTTTAAATGCATTCGCGTTCAATCAAAATATTGGTTCTTGGAATACATCAGTTGTCACTAATATGAGTAGTATGTTTCAAAATGCATTAGTATTCAATAATGGTGGAAGCCCAACTATTGGTAACTGGGATACAACGAGTGTGACTAATATGGGTTATATGTTTAACAATGCAATAGTATTCAACCAAAATATTAGCGGATGGAATGTAGCAAATATACCAATACCACCACCATTTTTCATCACTTCTTCAACCATTACTTCATCAAATACGCCTATATGGTAATTAGTTTTAAACATTAATATTGTAAATAATATATTTTAAAATAATATATTTTTTAAAATAATATAGAGATAAATCGCATAATACATACACACACATATACAACAGCATAGTATAATGTCAAAGGCGATTGGGATTGATTTGGGAACAACATATTCATGTGTTGGTGTATGGCAGAACGAGCGTGTAGAAATCATTGCGAATGATCAAGGAAATCGAACAACGCCATCATATGTCGCGTTTACAGATAGCGAGCGTCTTATTGGAGATGCCGCAAAAAGCCAGGTGTCAATGAATCCGGAGAATACGATTTTTGATGCAAAGCGTCTTATTGGTAGAAAAATCGATGATACGCATATTCAGAATGACATGAAGCATTGGTCTTTCAAGGTAGTTTCAAAAGATGATGGAAAGCCGCTTGTTCAAGTCGAATTCAAAGGAGAGCAAAAGACATTTTCCCCGGAGGAAATTTCGGCAATGGTTTTGGTTAAAATGAAAGAAATCGCGGAGAGTTATTTGGGTGCGGCTGTATCATCCGCTGTAATCACAGTTCCGGCATATTTTAATGATGGACAGCGCCAGGCAACAAAAGATGCCGGTGCAATTGCCGGACTTAATGTGCTGCGAATTATTAATGAGCCAACGGCAGCAGCGATTGCGTACGGTCTTGATAAAAAGGGAAAAGGAGAGAGTAATATTTTAATTTTTGATTTGGGTGGCGGGACATTTGATGTGTCACTGCTTACGATTGATGATGGTATTTTCGAGGTAAAGGCGACGGCGGGAGATACACATTTGGGTGGCGAGGATTTTGATAATAGGTTGGTGAATTGGTGTGTTCAAGAATTCAAACGCAAGACAAAGAAGGATCCGACGGGAAATAATCGTGCATTGAGGCGACTGCGAACAGCATGTGAACGAGCCAAGCGAACTTTGTCGGCTTCTGCGGAAACTACAATCGAGGTTGATTCTTTGTTTGATGGAACTGATTTTATGACCAAGATTACGAGGGCAAAGTTTGAAGAGTTGTGTATGGATTTATTTCGTTCTACGATTGAGCCGGTTGAGCGTGTTCTAAGAGATTCCAAAATGTCGAAGAGCAGTATTGACGAGATTGTACTTGTTGGTGGATCGACGAGAATTCCGAAAGTTTGTAGTTTGCTAACGGAGTTTTTCAATGGAAAGGAGTTGAATCGTTCGATTAATCCGGATGAGGCTGTTGCGTATGGCGCGGCGGTTCAAGCGGCGATTTTGACAGGTAGTCAGTCGAAAGTCACTCAAGATATTTTATTGTTGGATGTTGCACCACTTTCACTTGGTATTGAGACGGCGGGTGGTGTTATGACAAAACTGATTGAGCGAAATTCCACGATTCCTTGCAAAAAGGGGCAGACGTTTTCGACATATGCGGATAATCAACCAGGTGTATTAATTCAGGTATTTGAAGGGGAGCGTCAGTTGACAAAGGATAATAATATTCTGGGTAAGTTTCAACTCGATGGTATTCCTCCTGCTCCGAGAGGAACGCCGCAAATAGAGGTAACATTTGATTTGGATGCAAACGGTGTACTAAATGTAAATGCGGTTGATAAAGCGGGAGGTAAGTCGAATAAGATCACAATCACGAATGATAAAGGGAGGTTATCGAAGGATGATATTGAACGCATGGTGTCTGAAGCGGAGAAATTCAAGGAGGAAGATGCTAAACATAAAAAGAAGATTGATGCGCGAAATGGGTTTGAGAATTATGTGTATTCGGTGAAAAATTCTACTTCAGAGGAGTCGATGAAAGAAAAGTTGTCTCAGGATGATCGTGATGCGATTGAGAAAGCATGCAATGCGTCCATCGAATGGATGGAATCAGTAGCACAAAAAGATATTGAGGCATCTGAATATGAGGAACAGCAGAAGAAACTGGAAAGTACTGTTTCTCCAATTATTTCAAAACTATATGCGGGTGCGGGTGCGGGTGCTGGAGGCGGAATGCCCGGTGGAATGCCTGATTTTCAAAATCAAAATCAAAACCAGTCAAAGCCAACATCAGGACCAAATATTGAAGAGGTTGATTGAGTATTGTATGTATTGTATGTATTGTATGTATTATATTGTAATTATTTTTATTTGTTTAAGAATATTTATTACCAAAGTTAATAAATATTTATAATATTTATAATAAAATAATATAATAACAACATACTAATAAAAGTATAATGCAATATATGAAACTTACAAAAGACATGTCCAATCCCGTTCGTGCAGTTGCGGTATTCAACGACAAAAAAATAAATGGCGTTGTTCATTTCACAGAAGAGCCATCCAAGTCGCGTATACGCATCGATGTATCAATCGTCGGTTTGAAATCATCAGGATTACACGGTTTTCATGTTCATGAGTGCGGAGACATGACAGATTCGTGTGAAAGTATGTGTGCACATTTTAATCCTTATAATAAAACACATGGATGTCCGGGCATGAAAGACCGTCATGTGGGCGACCTAGGAAACCTTAAAACAAATGCGAAAGGAGAAGCAAAGTATACTTTTTATGACGATTTTATTAGTTTGCGTGGAACAAAGTCAAATATTATTGGTCGCGGCTTAATTATTCATGCAGACGAGGATGACTGCGGGCTAGGAGGGCAACCTGATAGTTTGGTAACAGGACATGCGGGAAAAAGAATTGCATGCGCAGTTATCGGGTATGCATCTCCGCTAAAAAAGTAACAAGCAACAAGCAACAAGCAAAAAGCAACAAGTAAAAATATTCAAATTGCGCCACGCACGCACATACTTTATCGAATATAAAATGATGGGTCAATAACACGTTTTGCTCCATATGTAAGTTTATCGGTGTCATATTCATTAATGCGTCTTTTTTCGAGTTCACCCTCGCTGTTGCTGAAAACGATTGCTTTAATATTTAATTTTTTCATACGAAGGGTACAGTGAAAACAGGGTGCAGATTCGGCCATTTCACCGCTTCGCGAACGCCGTACAATATAAAGAACCAATTTCTGGACGATTTTGGGAGACAGCTCCATGATACATAATTTGTGGAGTACAGATATCTCAGCATGAGCGCTACAACATTTGCGAAAGTGTAGCAGTCCGTCTTTGGAATGAGATCGTATATTATTACACCCTTTTGCTACAATTTTACCATTCAAAACGGCGATACATCCATGCTGCATAAGAAGTGTAGACTTGGATGCTTCGTCCAACGCAATGCTTGCGAACCGGTGGTCCTTGTTGCTGATGTGTCGATGGCGATACACTTGCGCTATAAATGATGAGGGCGACGGTGAGGGCGAATATTCAGAGTCAGATGAGTCGCTTGAGATTGAGATAGAACTAATAAATTGGTCACAGTTTTCAAATTTTTCATGAACAGGTGAAGCGGTATTCTCTTTTGTTTTTTTATATGAATACATAGTTGTTAACTTTTTGTTATATCTTAGATTATATAACAAAAAACGGTTCAATTTCTTTTTTTAAATAAATATATAAACATTATTTAAAAATAAAATAAAACTAAATAAAACTAAATAATAAAAATAATTTTCAGCTAATCTTCTTTGAAGGAGTCTCATTTGAAATAAGATAGATAGAGTTCTCTGTTACAATAATGTACTCAGTCTCGACCTTGTAAATATTTGCAATAGGGCTTGTGTACTCATCCTCACTCTTTACAAGAAGCTTTTCACCTGACTCGCGAACACCAATGATAATGGACTTATCAAGAGATGCTGTCCAGTAATCCATCATAACGGGTTTATCCTGAACAATCGCTAATTTACAACTATGTTGCAGACAAACGTTAGACGGAAGACGGTAAGCAGACTCGCCGGTTTTTCCACCTGAAGAAGAAGAAGAAGAAGAAGAAGAAGATTGAGACTGACCCGCAGATTGCTGATTTTGATTCGCCGAACTCATATTATATAATTAACAAATTTAATAATCTTTAAATACTTATTAATAAAAAAACATATATTAATTAATTAAAACTAAGTTAAATAAAACTAAGTTAAATAAAAAGTCTTATTCAGATTTAATTATTTTTTATTTCAAATGTACATATTTTAAATCAACTAAATATCTTCAACAACATTAATAACTTTGCGACGTAGTTTAACATTTTGTTTTTTAGGTTGAATAATATTCAACTGGTTCCCAATTTCAGGATATTCTACTTCTAGTAATTTTTTAAGAAATCCGTATATACAGTGTAGTACATTTTCATCGCACCGTCCCACAATAAGGACGCTTCCTGTTCGAAAAATCATAAATGATATTTCGTATGCTTTATCAATTTCATTTGCTGATGGATGTTGTCCTGTTTGATTTTCTAGACCTGGTATATAATAAAACTTACTTTGAATACCTGGATAAGAACATGCATCGTAGTTGCTATTTATACGATATTTATATTTAAGGATATTGTACAATCTATCACGGTTAATAAAGTAGCCACAATTGAAGTTTGAATTAATAAGAACGGTTTCACACTTGTCGGGGACGAAGTCAATATGTGGACCAACAATTGGTTTTAAAATAGTTATAAGAAGTTTTAAAACTTGAGTAAGTGATTCGTCTGTTTGAATTCCAGGAATTTCTAATTTTCCGGTATTAAACACTTTTATATGCATTTCTTTGAAACCTTCGCCTGAATGGTCGCGAATTCGCATAATAAGGACGAAACAATTGAAAAATGCGCGCTTTAATTTGCACCGATAATTTAGAATATCTTTTTTACAAAGACCGACATTGACTTTGAGCTGAACTTTAAATTTGATTCTTCCTTCTGGGTTATCAATATGTTCTATTTCTTGTTCTTGGTAATATTTTTCATGTTTCAACAACTCTCTTATTTCTTCTAGTTCTTTCGGGTCTGTCGTAGAAACCTTAATTTGTTTTTTAATAATACACTCATTGGGAGTAGAATATTCAGAAATCGGAATATTCCAAAATACCTTTTTGATATCAATAGGTTCATTCAAATATGATATTTTCGTTTTAGTGGATATATATATGTTACTACACACTGGTTGTTGTGCTTCACCACTAACTGTCGCATTTAATATATTTGGTATTTTACTATCATAATCATCCAAGTCAATATCTTCTAGTTCTTCTAGTTCTTCTAGTTCTTCAAGCTCGCCAAGTTCACTCAGCTCATCGTCGCTACCGCCCATACAACCCGTACAGTGTTTTGCCTTTATAGTATTTTTTTTTGAATGAAGATTATTTTCTACAATTTTCAAAGATGACACATTTATTTTTTTTTTCGAATGTTTTGGTTTCGACAATCCCGATAAAGGCATAGGCGTAGGCATAGGCATAGGCATAGGCATAGGCATAGATAAAGGTTCAGTAGCAGTATCAGTATGAACACTAGTAGGAGACTTTAAAACCGCATTAGTTTTATCATTTGTATCAATAATTGCCGTATATGAAGTCATAGTCGAATCCATATTTTTTTGATAAGAATTGGTAACATTATTTTTAGCACTATTTTTTTCATTTGATAGTATAATTGCTCCTTGTGATAAGAAACTTTCCCATTCATCGTCAACAGCAGACATGTCGCGTATCTGACAAATTTCTATATCTCTATTTATTTCTATTATTTTCTTTAAGTTATTTCAATTATATATTTTCTAAAACAATATAGAGAAAATAAATAAGTAAATATAGTTATTTAATTATTGCAAAACTACGCATTATTTTGTGTAAAAAATATCTTCAACTTGTAAATAATGTAGTTTAAAAGGTGTTCAGTTTTACAATCTTGTACATGCATAATATTTTCAATATTATATAAAAGTTCTGTTGTTATTGGATAGTTTCTTATTATATAGTTCAGGTAATTTTTTATTATATTTTTTGGTTCTATATTATACTCCCTGCTTATTTTGTTAATTTTTTTTAATATAGAATCTATTTTTATACTTTTTATACTTTTTGTATTTTTTGTATTTTTTGTAGTTTTTTTTAAATATTTTGTTAACTGAACCCATAACTCATTTTTAATAATTTTACATTCATGTATAAGGTCTTGGTTAGACTGCATATAGTTTATCATACTTCTAATATCAGACATAAAATGTTTTTGTATAGATGTTAAAATATCGTCTTTAATTTTAAGATTTTCATTTTGATTTATTTTTTGTAAAAATTTCAGTATATCATTTTCAGGAAGCTGGTTAAACCGCATTCTTACAAACTCAGTTTGAAGTGATTCATCAATACGACTAATGTAGTTACAAATAAGACAAAATCGTACATTGAAATTATTATTATAATTGTTTAATAAATATCTGAGTGCTATTTGTGCGGTTTTTGTCATGTAGTCTACTTCGTCTAAAATTACAAATTTCATACCATCTCCGAATAACGATTTCGAGTTTACAAAACTATTTATTTGGTTTCGGATAATATCAATTCCTCTTTCATCTGATGCATTTAAATGAATCATTAATCCCTTGTTTTTAAGATTCATCTTTTCTTGATAAACATTTACCAAGTTGATAATAGTCGTCGTTTTTCCTGTACCCGGCGGACCATAAAATAATAAATTAGGAAAGTAGTTATTATCTATTATATTTTTCAATAATGTTTTATTTAATGGGTCCAATACAATATCCTCAAAACATGACGGTCTGTATTTCTCTACCCATGGTGTAGAATTTTTCAAAAAGTCACTATTATTTGTTCCTCTATTATTTTGAGATTGCATAGGTAATAAAATATCTTGATTTGTATTTGTATTTGTATTTGTATTTGTATTTGTATTTGTATTTGTCTTAACCGGTAAAATATTTATATTCGAATTTATTATTACATTTTCAACAACACTCTCCTCTTCTGAAAAACTTTGCGTACCTATACCTGTATCCAATTCCTTATGTTGTATTATATTATCATGTTCATGGTTAATAGTAGCAGTATCTGTATTTATCTTTTTATAAAATGAATATATTGTCTTACATTCTTTTTGAGACTTGTTAACATTATTATCTATGTTATAAGTTTTAGTTTTTACTACAGTTACCATATTTTAAAATTTGCTTTATAATTGTTTATTTTTTAGTTTTAATAAGTTTTTTTTTATAAATATAATTGAAACAGTATATTATATATAAATGAATAATACCGATTTATCGCATACGCATTCTTTTATACCCGAACATAATATACAAAGTACAAAAATGAATGCTTCATCATCTGCTGTTTCATCTAACAATGTCAATGTAAAACTAAACAATGAGGGATATTTAGAATTAATTCTCGGCCCAATGTTTTCAGGTAAAACATCCACGCTAAAAAAAATATACGACCAGTGCATGTATTGTAATATTCCTGTTATGGTTATTAACTATGAAGCTGATAACAGGTATTGCGATGCTTCATTTATGTCTACTCATGATAAAATAATGATTCCGTGTGTTAAAGGAGTATCTATTTTAGAAATTCTTGAACAAAACAAAGAAAAAGTAAATGAATCAGAAGTGATACTGATTAACGAGGGGCAATTCTTCAAAGACATAAATACCGTAATTCATCTTGTTGAAGAATTACACAAACGTGTTTATATTTGCGGACTAGATGGAGACTTTAAGAAAAATAAAATCGGTTCTTTGCTAGATTTAATACCGCACTGCGACAATGTTTATAAACTTAAGTCACTTTGTAGCGAATGTCGCAATGGTAAATCCGGACTTTTCAGTTATAGAATTACAGATGAAACAGACCAAGTAGTAATAGGTGTAGAAAACTATAAACCAGTTTGTCGTGTATGTTTTGAAAGACTTTCAAACACTAAGAGTTAAAATAAAACATATATTAAAACTATTTAAATTCGTCTTTTTAATTAGAGTATATATCATTTAATATGGATACTAACACTAATGCTAACACTAACACTAACAATAACCCCGATCCCAATAATCAATCTAACGCTGTAAATATGCTATATGAAATTAGTAATCAAAATTTGGTAAATCCTGCAGTTATTGTTGAAAAGAAAAAAAGAGGAAGAAAAAAAACTATAAAGACCGATGTTGTTGTTTTGCCGAATCCATCGAGCGATGATACGGCATCCGCTGTTACTGAAAAAAAAATAAGAAAAAGGAGATCTAAAAAGAACATGGCCCTTGCAAATGCACTAACAAGTACTAATGGTACTAATGGTAGTAATGGTAGTAATGGTAGTAATGATAGTACAAATAGTATTGAAAGTACAGATTTAAAAACAGAAGTAGTTCCTGGTGTGAAAGTAAGAAAACGCAGAGTATGCAAATCTAAAAATAATAAAAATGGTGAGATAAATAATGATACAAATGTAATAATAGATTCGACCAACCCTGAAACACACCCACCTGAAGAAAAAGTTGTTAAAAAAAGAGGTAGAAAACCCAAAGGAGGAAAAATTATTACACAAAAACTAGAAGAAAATAATAATAACAATGAAATACCTAACATTATTTTACATTTAAAATGCTCTCTTAATGATATTAATGGTAAAAATAATGATAACAAGAACTGTGATGAATTAGAACAGAGTGAAATCCAAAGCTATAATAATTCGTCGCAATTAAAGGGTAGTGATATTTTTATTAAAACTGCTCAGTCGAATACAGAATCAAAAAATTCATCTAATGCTACTGCACCTATTCCAGCATACAATGATAGTTTGTCACATTTATTTAAAGTATATAATCCGGCGGTTATATCTACAGATTCAGAACATAATGAAACAAAGACGCAGACAGCTGCATCTATTACAAATTCTAGCAATGAAATTTTAAACCAGAGAACCGGTTTGTTCAACAGTGTATACTCGCCTGATATTAACTTATATAGCAATGAGTATGATGACGGTGATGATGGAGATAGTGTAAGCGGAGCATGTAAAAATGAAAAGGAAATATGGCGAAAAATAAATCAACTAAAAGTCAGTTTTCATAAAAGCGATATTTGTAAAAGTATTGGAGGTACTCAACGTTCTGCGTGTTTTTGGTGTACATGTGAATTTGATTCTCCTGCAATCTATATACCAAAAACCTTAACAAAGGACGTATATAATGTATATGGTTGTTTTTGTTCACCAGAGTGTTCAGCGGCTTTTCTTATGAATGAAAATATCGATACTTCTACGAAATTTGAAAGATATCATCTATTGAATTTGCTTTATGGAAAAATATATAAATATGAGAAAAGCATTAAAATTGCACCGAATCCTTTTTATCTTTTGAATAAGTTCTATGGAAATCTCACGATACAAGAATATAGAAAGTTATTTCAAAGTGACCAGATGATATATGTTGTAAATAAACCCCTTACACATATTTTGCCTGAACTGTACGAAGACAATAATGACTTTCTTCTTAACAATAAAATTATACCAACAAATTCTGTGAATATCAAAAAAAATAAACCATTAAAGAGTAATATTATTAATAATGCTTTTGGTATTACGGCTGGAGGTAGTTGAAGTGTTAAGAGTAGTATTAAAAAGATGTAAAATTATGATTATTTATAATAGTCATAATTTAAGTTTTATTATAAAGGAAACTAGTCTTGTTGTTGTTGTTGTTGTTGTTGTTGTTGTTGTTGTTGTTCATGTAACTCCTTTGCTTTTTTCTGCCTTTCTAAAAATTCATTGTATCTCTTTGCTTGTTCTTGTTTTTTCATAAAATTAATGGAAGCATTATCCATATATTCTCTAATAACACCATATCTTTTTTGATGAAGAGACTTTGAATTTTTTTCCTTTTCACGTTCCTCGCTTTTATCTACAACACCCAAAAACTCTTTGATTACAAGAGTAATATCTCCTTTGTGTTTTTCCAAACTAGCAATGGCTTCATCTCGTGTATATGTGGTTTGATTCATGGTAATTTCAATAAATCTTTCATATTTTTGTTTTTGTAAATTAATATAATACTCTTTTATCAAATCTTGTTGTCTTTTTTGTTCAATATCGCTTTCAGTTAAAATTATATTTTTATCAGTGACAGTATCATTTTCGATTACATTTTCGTGTACTTTTTCCTCATTTTCTTTTCCTGAATTTTCCATTAAATATATTTACTATATACTTATTTATTAAATATTTTTTAAATCATATTAAACGAATACCAATATTTATATATATCCATCTATCTATCGTATTTCCTAAATATTCAAATGCCTGAAGTCAAAGTAGAAAATACAACTACAAACTTTAAACATAATAAAATAGATATTTCTCCTATATTAAAAGATGTTGAACAGTGTATAAAATCAGGACTAGATGATAAATTGCAGTCATTTTTTTATGAGTTTGAAACATATGAAAATACCCATAATGAAGTTTTTAATTTAACTGTTGTAAAAAATTTAGTACGACATAACCAGGTATTAACTCGTGTAATTAGTAAAAGTGTTTGCAAAAAAGAAGTTGATCTTGAAGAAGAGTCTGATAATGAAGATAATTTTTCTAAAAATTCAGAACTATTACTTCTTAAGCAAGAAATTCTTTACCTTAAAAATGAATTAAATAAATATATAAAAATAAACAGTGAGCATGAGTCGTCATCTATTAATCTTGAAATTAAAGAAAAAAAATGTAACTGTATTTGTAACTGTAACAAAAGTGAAGATATTAGTATTGTAAATAAAATGTTGTTGGGGCAAAATGTTAAGAATATTATTTTAAAAGAAAAGCAAAATAATGAATTCTATAAAAGTGATATAAACGAGGAAGAAGAAGAAGAGGATGAGGAAGAGGAAGAGGAAGAGGAGGAGGAAGAGGAAGAGGAGGAAGAGGAGGAAGAGGAGGAGGAAGAGGAAGAAAAGAAGGAAGAAGAAGAGAAGGAAGAAGAAGATAAGGAAGAAGAAGAGGAGGAAGAAGAGGAAGAAGAGGAAGAAGAGGAAGAAGCAGAGAAGGAAGATGAGGATGAAGAGGAAGAAGAAGAGAAGGAAGTTGAGGAAGTAGTAGAGGTTGAAACTGCAAATGAAACCACTGAACATGAAGAAGAAGAAGAAGAAGAAGAAGAAGAGGATGAGGAACATGAAGCTGTAAATGATGTTAAAGAAGATACAGTAGCAGATGTTGAACAGGAGGAGGAAGAGGAAGAGGAAGAGGAAGAGGAAGAGGAAGAGGAAGAGGAAGAGGAAGAGGAAGAGGAAGAGGAAGAGGAAGAAGTTAAGTTACCAACTTTCCCGACAAAAAGTGAAATAGTTTCTAATATTATCGAAGATGATGTAGAGACGGAAACTGAAGAAGAGGTAGAGGAAGCTGAGGAGGAAGCTGAGGAAGAAGAAGAGGAACTATTCGAGGTAGAAATTAACGGAGTAATATATGTATCGAATGACGATGAAGATGGAAATATTTACTCATATATAAATGAGGAAGTGGGAGATAAGGTGGGACAATTTAAAGACAAGAATGCAACTATTTTCGAGGGAAAAAATAAAGGAACATACGACAGAACAAAATGTAAATTTGATTTGTAATTAAAGTATTGACCGATTAATAATAAAAATTTAATTATTTGTAAAACCAATATATTATGTTATATTTTTATAATATAATATAATATACAATAAATAAAATAAACAATGGTTTTAGAAAATGTATGCGCACCAGCACTTTTATATTTAGCATTTTCGATTATTCAAATAATTATTGATATGTACCGCGGCGACACAATACAGGCCTTTTTTAAGTTTATTGTCATGATAATTTTCACGATAGTTCTTAACGCAATATGTAATAGCGGTATGACCATAATTTCATGGTTTATTGTTTTTATTCCTTTTATTTTAATGACTTATGTTACTACTATTTTGTTCTTTATTTTCGGAATTAACCCTTCAAAAATGAAACCATCCGATAAAAAGTGTTGGGAAACACAGTTTGGGTGTTGCGACGATGGTATAACTACAAAGGAAGACCCATCAGGAAGAAGTTGTCCACAAATGCGGTTAGTAAATGTATTATCCGTATCAGAACCTACAGCCGCAAATAATAAAGATATTCACTACTTATATCCTCAGGGCAGAAGTTCACGTGACTATTCAATTGGTGGAGGAAGTGTAAGGACAAATAAAGGAACATGGAGAGACAACAATAAAGATAGTAACTATTATGACGCTAAGAGGTCAGAAAAATATAGAGACATGTTAAGAAGCAAAATTTCCCCAAAAGCTATGGATAGTAAGGAATTATATTGGAGATATAAGTTAAATAAATCAGACTGGAATGATGATAAAGAAATACAAGATAAAATAGCAAATGTATCTACACCAGCTGCCCCTGATTTACAAGATAAATCAATAATTAGTTATCTTCTTTCGTTATTGGCTATGTCACAACCTAAATTAGTACCAACACCAGCAGGAGGAGTAGGAGCAGCAGGAGCAGGAGCAGCAGGAGCAGGAGCTGTAGGAGGAGCAGGAGCAGCAGGAGCAGCAGGAGCAGCAGGAGCTGTAGGAGGAGCAGGAGCAGGAGCAGGAGCAGCAGGAGCTGTAGGAGGAGCAGGAGCAGGAGCAGGAGCAGCAGGAGCTGTAGGAGGAGCAGGAGCAGGAGCAGCAGGAGCAGGAGCGGCACCAGTACCAGCTGGACAAGTAACACAACCAGCTCCAGTACCGGCACCAATACAAACAACTTCATCCGTACCACCTGCTCCAATACAAACAACTTCATCCGTACCACCAGCACCAGTACCAGTACCAGCAACTAGATAGTAAACATTTTAAAATTTAGTATATTTATTTTATAATATTGTTAAACACAAATATAATATTTATGTAAAAGATTTAAACATATATAAATATTATAATACACAGTTACAAATAGTATTTACGTAAATGAAAAGTCGCAATAGTACTTACTTATCTCCTCCCACCAACGAACAAATGGATGTTACATTTTTTAACTACTTTAGCACAGTTGCTTTAGGGCTAATGTGTTACTCATTTTTTAACCCAGGATTTGTTTTTGATATGTCGCTGTTTCTAGCATACGGGTTTGCAAAAACCATGATTACAGGTTGTGACGTATATAATCAATATATTTATACGCCATATAGAAAACATATTAAGAAGCCTCTTATGGAAATTTTGAATATAGATAACGGACTTTATGAAGTAGAGATTGTAAAAAATGGACGAATTATTCATAAGTTTAAGACAATGTCAGATTTTATTAAGTACCGTCCTATTAAATTTATTAACGAGGATAACGAAGATAACGAAGATTCGGGTTCGGAATCAGGCTCGGACTCTGAAACAGAAAAAGATGAGTCAGAGCAACAATTGCAACCGCAACCACAACCACTACAAAGGTCAGAGTCACAATCGCAAACACATATAGACTCAGATATCAAAGTTGAAACACATGTAGATGCCGACCTTACACATGAAAATGTTGATATTCATAAAGTTGATCCTGATGCTGAACATTCGAGCAATGAAGGTGAAGATGAAGGGAATGATAGTGAAGAAATTGACACCGAAGACACATCTGATACTGATACCGATGACTCAGGTGATGATAATCTTATTCTAGACCCTAGTGAATATGATTTCGTTCTAAGGAATATTTATTTTGAAGACGACACTTTAAATACAACATTTGGTTACTGTTTGAAATATGAAACATTCCGCAAGTCTGATATGAAACCAGATCAGTACGAATATGAAGAAATCAAAAATATGGTCTCGAAACGAAGATTTATCGGAATACATCTTAAGACAGAAGAAAAGGACTATGTTATTAATTTGTCAAGTCCTGTAAATTATTATCTTGTAAACAATACAATTCTAGATTATTCGTTTCTTAAAATGTACCTTTTCAATCGTTATAATGTTAGTTTAGGACATACTTACAAATTATCATGCATTGATAATTTTATTGAAATGTATAATATTGAACAGGGTAAGAAGTTTTTTGTTAAGAACAATATGTTTAAGGTAGTAGACGATGAAACATACAAAGTTGATAACGAATCAGTTTCTACCGAAGCCTCTGAACAGGAAGATACAGTACAACCAACACAAGACGCAGGTGATGCTTTAACTGAAGCAGATATCGAAATTGTTGAATCTAACTATAACTATAACACTCAATGAAGAAAACATAAAATAGAAAAGTGAAAGTGAAAGTTACATAAATAAATTTAACAAACAATTAATTAATAAATAAATAAAGTATATTATAAACCTATATAGAAATATATGTTTATAATATATCATAATGGTTGATAGTGATACTCATAATTCTCCTATTGTATTTAAAATGAATAGCGACACGAATACATTAGACGAAAAATCCAGCGAATCCAATAATTTACATAAATTATCTGATACATGGATATTATGGGCACATCTTCCACACGATACCGACTGGAGTATTAAAAGCTACATTAAAATATGTTCTTTTAATACCGTTGAAGAGACCATTTCCATTATAAACGTACTCCCTGCAAAATTAGTTACAAACTGTATGTTATTCATAATGCGCGAAGGTATAACCCCGACATGGGAAGACCAGCGCAATCGCAAAGGTGGCTGTTTTTCGTATAAAATAAGCAACAAAGATGTTTCACAGGCATGGAAAGAACTTACTTATGTTCTGGTAGGTGAATCTATGGCTGATAATAAGTCAATACTCCCTCTTATTAACGGTATAACTATTTCTCCGAAAAAGAATTTTTGTATTGTCAAAGTATGGTTGGCGAGTTGTGAATTTAGGGATTCTAGTGTAATTAAAGAGCTACATGGAATCTCATCTCATGGTTGTTTGTTTAAAGAACATATGCCCGAGTATTAAAATAAAATAAAATAAAATAATAATATTATATCAATGCTAATAACATTACACATTGATATAATAGTAACATAAAACATAAAACCTAAAACATAATACCTAATACCTTTGTTTCTTATTTACGAAGAAGGTAAAGGAGAAAGCGCAAGCTTAACCTCACCCAAACTTGCAACATAATATTTAATAACAAGTGGCAAGTCATTTTCCAAATACATTTCGATCTGACTACACAGATTCGTGCATTTGATAAAATAACTCAAGTTTTTCAGCGAGAACTCACCTTGAATAATTTTACTTGTTGACTGTTTCTGAATAAATTTCATGCTTTCATCTGATTCTACTCGCCGTACTTCTGCTGTAGCAAATTGCCCCGAACATTTGAAAATAAGCTCATTGCCTACCGACTTAATCTCCAGTTTCTCCGACAAATACGACAAATCGCGAATAATCTTTTGAAAATCAGCCGAAGGCAAATTGATTACTGACGAAAATACAACATTTGGCTCCTCCAACTCCTCAGAGTCCGGCTCAATTAGTCGCAACTTTTGTGTCTTACATTGCTTAATATCTCCATTTTCAAACTTAAGTCCCAGATGAGATACAATACCATCATTGTAATCTTTCTTCTCAATATATATCGTCAACGTATCATCGTTGTCAATCGAGTTAATAAGCTTAAACAAATGAAACATGTTAACACCTATGATAATCTTCTCCTTATCACACTCATATAGCTCAAAATTCTCGGCAGCTAGATGCAAATGCGCCAACATAGTATGCGACTTGTCCATATTGATAATACGAATACCATCCTTCTTAAATGTAATATTTGTCTCTAATAAAATATCCTTTAGCGCAGTCATTAGTGTTCTAAATGGCGCAATCTGAACAGTCTTGATTGTAAGAACATTATCTGGATTACTCATCCTTAGTTTATATATATCTTATTTTAACATAAATCTTTAAATAGTTATGACTATTATTAAAAATATACAAATAAAATATTATTTAAACATTATTAATTAAACATTAGTAATTAAGAATAATAATTTATATATATATACATCTAATACATATTTTTATGAATACAGCCTCTAACTTAATAACACCTACATCTACACCTACATCTACACCTACACCTACATTACCACCACCTAATTTATTATTATCTACACCTCCTGTCGCTAGTCCTCTCCAAACTTCATCACCTGCATCGCCGCTTGAATCGCCAAATGCATTGCCTAAATTTTCGTCACGTTCATCCATTGATATAGAAAATGGAAAAAGAATTGATGGACTCGATGAACATGGTTTCATATATATTACTGTAAAAGGAGACGCAGAAAGTAGAGGATTTGCACAAGGATTTTTACTAGCAGATAGAATTGTAAAATTTATAAGAACATATGCCTTCTTTCTTTGGACTGAATATGGAAGAGATATTACATTTTTTACTAAAATGATAAAAGACTTATTCGGTCCTATCGTTTTAGAACAGTACAATGAATGTTATTTAGAAATGAAAGGTATTGCGCGTGGTGTATTAGATAAAATATCGAAATTAAAGACTAAACAAGGAAAAGACGAATATTTCACAGAAGGAGCTGTTGAAGGAAACAAAATAGTTTTGCCTGCCGACTCACATCTCGACTATAGTAACCTAGCTTATAATAACCCATCACAAGAAGAAAAAGATAAATACACGAAAGAAGGAAAAATATTAATAAATATTGATTTTGATATAATTTTTCTCTTAAATTGTGTTGTATCCGTAGACTATGTATATTATAAATTAACGGATATTTTTAGTAGTAATAAATCTCTCAAATCTTCATCTATTTATAAAGAATATTTTAGAAGTTTACAACCCGTAGCTGCATCAACAGAGTCAAGTGGAAAGTCACGTAATTTTTTTAGTTTATTCAGTAGAAAAAAACCAGCTGCGAGTGTAGAAGGAGGAGCTGATAGATGTAGCGCATTTATGGCTGTAGGTGATAAATATGTAGCAGGAGGAGGAATTATATGTGCCCATATTACATTCGATAACTTTGTTATGGGACAATTTGATAATATTATTTTATTCATGGATACATCAGTCGCGGGTACAACTGAAAAACCGTCTTACAATATACTTATGCAAACTTTCCCCGGTTCGATATTCAGTTCAACTGACTTTTTTGTTACATCAGCAAACATGATGGTAACGGAAACTACCATTGGTGGATTTAATGCATTTGAGCTACACGCTCCGTCATGTGTTCGTTGCCGTAAAGCAATGCAATATTCCGGAACACTAGATGAGTATGTTAAAAATCTTAGAGAAAATAATTCCGGTGACTATGCAAACACATGGTATGTTGGTCATACGTTAAGCAAAGATTCTAATGGTAAACAACGGCCTGAAATTATGAGAATTGAATTAGGTCTTAGATATGTTCATGTTGAAAAAAAGACAAATGGATATTTTATCGGGTTTAATGCCTGTTATGACCCACGTATTCGTAATCTTGAATGTAAAAATGATGGTTTTTTTGATATACGCCGACATTCCGGCGCACGACGCGTTACCTTAGATATGAAAATTAAAGAATATACACAGGGTGAAAAACGAATCTCCGCTACTGAAGCACAGTTAATAATTTCTAGTCACTGGGATATATACTTAGAAAAAGACAACAACCCATGTTCACGTACTATATGCTCTCATTATGAACTCGATAAACGCGAATATATTTCTCAAGAAAGTAGACCAAAACCATATCAACCACGAGGTTCAGTTGACGGAAAAATATGTTCTAGTGACCTATGCAATAAAATGCAGTTTTTGGCGCGATGGGGAAATGCATGTGGAACAGATTTCAAAAAGGATGACTTTTGTAACCTTCACGCACAATGGGAATACCAGCGTGCTTATTTGGAAGATAGGTTAAGAAAACCATGGGTGGTTTGCACCGAAGTGAATATAAAAAACCCAAATGCTGTTATGAGCACAGCAATAAAAGTGTATGATTTTTCTACTGGTAGTGCTATAGGTAGCACTAGCGCTAAAGATAGCGTAAGTACAAATGCAACCATTAGTAAACCACTTTCTCCTGTTACTTCTCCTGTTACCGCTACTCTTCCTACTAAATCTTCACCTCTTCCACCACCTTCTATACTTCCCTCTTTATCATCTCCGAAACCTACAACTATGTCTACTCCTACTCCTGTTCCTAGACCTACTCCTAGACCTACTCCTACACCTACTCCTACACCTACTACACTTACGCTAGATAATAAAAATCCACAACCAATAAATAATAATAGTGTATCATATGATGATGATTTATTTGCCGAAATCGGAGGCTCACATAAACTGTCACAAGAATTTGATAATAATAAAGAGTTAAAAGAATTTAATAAAATGTTTAAAAAACAAAACAGAAAAAGTTATAAGTCAAAGAATTCCAATACAAGAAGGAATAAAAAGAATGATAAATAAAATAAATTATAAATGAATGGCTAACGATAAATAATATAATATAATATATTAAACATTGCATTATATTATATATACATATACATACACATACACATACACTACCATGCAACCATCTACACTACCAGTAATCATACACGATAAAGATAAAGATAAAGATAAATGTTCCCCTAAACTTGGACCAAAAACCGATCCTATAACAGAGTGCGAAGAACTGGTAACTATTGTAAAAGAATTATACAGTAAATACCTAGAGGATGATTATGCTCGTACCGCATTAGTATCCCATATAAAGAACACACTTCCGTCTTTGTTACAGCAAAAATGTGATGCTAGGGTTCAGCGTGAAGAGCGTCGAAAAACCCTCGAAGAAACATCGGAAGAATTTATTCGTGAGTTTATCAATAGTTCTTCTTATTATTATAATCAAAATATCGACCTATTTTTTGTCTACCATAACAACACATATAAGATAATAAATGAGGATGAAATCGAACACGAGATTAGAACGACGATTACTGACCAACAAAATGCCGAATTATCTACCTGGAAGTATAAAATTAAAAACCAGGTTATTAAAAAGATAAAGGAGCGAGACCTTCTAACATCTATTCCTGAATCAGAAACAATTCAGCGCGTATTAAATGCGCTAACTCCTTTCGTATTTAAGAATAAAGACAGTGCGAAATATTTTCTCACCATTATTGGAGATATTCTTCTTAAAAAAAATACACATACGTATTTTATTTCCACCAAGGCGAAACAATTTATTAGCGAACTTGGCGAAGAAAGTTATGCTCTTTTCGGTACATCAAATATGATGAATCATTTCAAATTTAAATTTTACGAGCATAAATACGAAGATTGTCGTTTGATTGATATTGTTGAGAATGTTATTTCATTTCCTTTTTATACGCATAACGAGGGTTTGAAACATGCCGCTGGACATAATGTATTCAATGGACTAGGCCACTCGTCATCTTCTTCGTCTCTTTCAAGTCTTGTAGGAGGCATGGGTATGGGCATGGGTATATCATTATCCATGTCAAATAGTGGAATATCTACTCCGAAAACACCGACAACACCGGGCCATAGTCATGGTCATTCACACACACACTCTGCAAATATTATTCAAAAACAAAGCATGCTTGATTTATTTTGCGTAGCAGCACACTATTCGTCACGGTTTAATAGTGCTGACTTATTTATCGAAAAAACATGCAAAGACCGCACTGTAAAAGAACAGGCTTTTTATTTGAAAAATACAACCGATGATGGTATTCTTTCACGCTTTATTTCATCGACAACAGAGCCTTGCAAAGGTGTACATATTACTTGGAAAAATATGCTTTACCTTTGGAAAATCTTCATTGAAGAAGAGAAAATCCCTAATGTTTTTTTCACGAATGTTCTTAAAAAACATCTTATGAAACGACTTGAGTATTCGTGTGAACATATCCACGCAAGTGTCGTTGCAAGTATTGGTGGAGGCGGTATAGGAGATATGGGAGGGCTGGATATAGGAGGCACAGGAGATTCAGGAGAAATTGCCGAAGTAAATACAGAAGTGAATACAGAAGTACTGGATAATAGAGAGATGTTTTTAAATATTACGAGCAAACATTTACCGCTTGTTGGAAAATTTATGTCATTTTGGAACGAAAATATTAGATGTAATCATACGGAAATCGAATTAGAAATAGATGAATTGTCGACACTGTTTTTAAATCATGGAAATGTTTATCATGGAAACCAGAAAAATATTCAGACAATTACGGACCAGACAATTTTAGGATTTATTCGCCACTTTTTGCCTGATATTTGTATCGAAGAAGATAAATACTTGATGAATATTGGGTGTAAATTATGGGATAAGAAACAGGAAATAATCACCGGAATCGAGGAATTTAAGAGGGTGAATTTAGCGGGGAATAGTAATAATACGGCAAGCGGGACTTTAGGAAAGGGTAAGAGTAAAAATAAGGATGTAAATATGGTTACAGCGGCGGCGGTGGTAACGGCGACCACAGTATCATCATCATCATCATCGTCATTTCCAGTTCATACTATATACGACTTTTACTGTAAATGGGGATATAAACATAATAAAATGGTGGTAAGTAAAAGATATTTTGAGAAATTCTTTATTGATAACTATGGGGACAGTTTAACGGAAAAAAATGGAACACTTTGGTGGAGTTATTAATTTAAAGATAAAAATTTATTATATAATATATTCTATCTGTAATATATCATATAATATAATATTAAAAAATGGCTGCTCAACCGGTTGACTTATCATTATCATTAATATGTGATATATTATTTAACCCTGAATATAGTATTAAAAGCACAGTATATGCGGGTGCTGTTTCATTATTATCTGTGTTACAAGATAACCCTCGCTACTATAAAAGATATATCCAAAATAGGGGTGATAATTTTTTAGAGATTATGAATACTGAAGAACAGTCTGCAAAAGAAAGTGCTTATGCTGCTGGTGGACCATTAGAAGAAAATATTGATAATGATATTGTTATTTCGGGAAGAAGTCCAAGAGCATTAGCTGCACCCGTAGGTGCACCCGTAGGTGCAGCAGTATATACAAATTTAATTCAATTTGTTTCTACTACTAGAGGTAATATTAACACTATTTGTGGTTTAATGTTAGAATTAGTTCAAAACATTCAAACACAAATTACACAAGTTGTCCCCACACAAGCCGCACGAAGAACACGCATATATGATAATATTAGTTTAGTTAGAGATAAATTAGGAGCAGATGTTCAACAAATATTTCCAAAATTTTCACTTAATATTGTATGTCAAAAAGAGCCATTATTACAAACCATATTATTAGCAGGAAGAGAAAATGGAATGGGTAAAGTTTTAAATAATTTTGTTTTTAGAAGATTACAACAATATTTTACAAATTATGCAAAATTAAAAATTGTTGAACCATCTGAATCCAGTCGTCTATGGCAAGTTAAAATTTCGATTCATGAAAATGACTTTATATTTTTTACTGTACAAATTATTAATGTTCATGATGCTTTTTTTGCTACTTTTCCACCCCCACCAGATAATGCTGCCCGTCTTCAAACTAATCAGAGTTATGAAAATTTATGTTTTTCTTTATATAATAAAGCTAATAGTAGAGACTTTAACTGTTTGTGTGGTTTATCGGAAGTGGATATTTTTGCGGTTACCCAAATTGGACAAGCAAATTTAAATAATTTATTTTTATGTATTCAAATTTTTTTAACATACTTAATAGATACCCAAGTAATTATTAAAAAAAAATATTTTATTATTGGATTATATAATTTAATATATTGTTCTAATCAGCCACAATATACAATCGAAACAAAAGTATACAGATGGTTATTTGACCGACCGGTTCAAGCATTAATTGTTGTTGCAGGACAAGACAATAAAAATGTATTTCTTTATGCTATGCGTATAATACAACATGTTAATAATTTATGTAATCAAATACAAGATCAAGAAGAAAAACCACGAGTTGTTATGGGTGGTGGAAAACAATACTCATTATTTCAAAAAGCTTTAAATAAATTTAGTATACAATATGATGTTATTTTTAGAGTATGTATGCAAATAGTTGTAGGTGAACTTTATCCTGATGACCTAACTGATGAACTGACTCAACAACAACAGATTCAACTACGACAAAGTCTATATACAGAATTATACCATATTGTTATAAAGGCAGCAGCCGATGCTGATTTTGGTTTTTTTCATAAACCAGGAGCATTAGGTTCTACAGAGTGTATGTCTGTATGTATGTTATTACAAATAGCCTTAAAAAAATTAATTGATTATTTAGTTAATCCAACATATCAAACATATGAAGTTGATATTGGAAACTCTTGTATTGGTAACCCTCCATCAACGCTTAGTTCATTGCGTATGGTTTTAAAGGAATCATTATTATTTTATGATAACTTTCAAGGTGTAACTCCTGATATAGCACAAAGAATTATTCAGCTTAGTGCGGCTCTTGATATGAATTTCGATAATATAGCTTCTACTATATCACCATTTGACATAGTTCCAAAAGGTTCAATGAAAGACTATGTTCAACATGTAGTAGAAGCTGTATTATTATTTAGTGGTGTACGAGTACCAGACCTGACTAATTTATCTCAAGTATTGAGTGACTATTGTATGATTACAATAGAAGGCTTTTCATCACCTTTGAAGGGAATATTCGATATATTTTATACATTATTTATAATTGAAAATTTTACAAATAGAACATTAGTTACACAAAAAATAAATAAAGAATTAAAAAGAATATCTATTTGTGCTCAAATTTTATACTTACATTATTCAGAATTATATGCTGCTGCTGCTGCTGCTGCTGCTGCTTCTGCTCTTGCTGCTGCTTCTGCTTCAATTGTCCCTATGTTGCATATTTTAAAAGATATGATAAGTTATGGGTATGGTGGTAGTAATTTACTTGTTCCTGTTCAATTTACTCAAATAATGCAAAAATATGTAGATTTTATGAATACACTTATTGAGTTTAATAGTCTTCAAATAGCAGCTATACTTAACTTTTACTGTGTTAATCCGCCACCTCCTAACAGTAGAGCTTTGACAACAACCGAAACATTTTTTATGAACTTATTAGAAAATTCAAACCATGAGCCTCAGCCTCCACCACCTCCACCTCCACCCGCTGATGCTCCACCTCCACCCGCTGATGCTCCACCTCCACCCGCTGATGCTCCACCTCCACCTGCCGACTTGTCGGATATTCCTATAGACGCTCGTACTACTATAAACAATTGTTTAGGATGTATACATGGAGTAATTGGAGCATTAAGGTTAATGCCTATAAACGTTCTTAGTTGTTTATATCAAAATAAAATTTATTCGTCATATAGAGATACAAAGAATAAAAGTAACTCTATAGTTGTTATATCTATAGCATATCAATCTTTTTTGTGGAATGCTACAGAAAATAGACCTATTATAAAACTAGGACAACTTACACCGGCAGAGTTAGAAGAAGATAATGCAAAATTTGTTTTTACTCCTCCTCCTCCTCCTCCTCCTGCTCCACCTGTTCATCATGATGCAATAGGATTATATGATATATTTACGCAAATGCCAACTTTCTTTGATAATTTATTCCTTGCTGTTAGACCATGCTGTGTAGACAATTTTTTAGATATATCTAGAGAAGAGTTTGATGGTATAACTATTGATAGTCCTATACAGTTACAATTTATGTTTTGGTTTATAACATGCATTTTTGGAATAAAAACAAAATCTGCACCTAAAAAAATAATATCAATAGCAAGAACATATTTAAATTATATTAGGAGTTCTATTGAACTTAGAGAGCGTGGAAATACTATACTTGGATGTACTATTACTTTTCCACCTGTTGCTAATCCAGCACCAGCAGCTGTTGAATTATTAGGAGAAGATAGGGGAGTAGCAGCGGTACCACAAAGACTAGATAATTATGATAATGTATTATTTCTCGCATATGACCCGTATACCATTGAAAAAGCTTTTATACTGTATACAAATGCAGAGAAAAATTTTAGAGCAGATCCCGAAAATTATGTATTTAAAATTGAAAATACAATAGCTATAAGAAAAGATAGTGAAGTTTTAAAACGAGATGTTTTATCAAGATTAACCGATGCGTTTTCAAAGTTACCAAGAGGACAAGCGTATTTAAATGAGTCATATAAATTTATGAATATTATTTTGACAAATTTTATTTCAGCTTTGGAAGGAGATATGTCAATAGTTAATATTTTATCAAGAATTTCAAACCTACCTGGTATATTAACAAACAACCCATATAAACCTACACCACATGATGTATCAAAATTTATTGATTATAAAAAAAATCCACAGGCTTATCGTAATAATTGGATTAACTACTTACTTACACAAATTTTTAACTCAGAAAATGATGGAGAAAATTTATTTAATCATATGAAACTATTAGTTTTACTATTTAAATATTTAACATTATTACCATCCTATCTAGACACACGCGCAGTTGTGGTTCAACCTGGAAGACAAACAACACCAACCGCAATAGGAATTGCACAACAGTTAATACAAAGAAACTATAATTGTACAGCAGTAATACTACAACAAGCAGCTACGGTCCAGGGTTTATCACCACAAGAATTAATTCAAAATATTCAAGCTGCTGAGGCTACAACAGGACAACGAAATGCTGCTGCTACTGCTGCTGCTACTGCTGCTGCTACTGCTGCTGCTACTGATGCTGCTGCTACTGCTGCTACTGCTGCTGCTACTGCTGCTGCTGCTGGCGTTCCACTCCCGGTTCGTGGTACTCGTCGCACTGCAACTCCTCCTCCTGATAATCCTCCTAAAAAAAGACGTCAGGATGGAGGAACAATCCGCACCCGAAATTCTCATTCACCTAAAAAAACAAACAACCATACTCGTAAGAATAAGTACAAGCGCAACAATAAAAATAAAAATAAAAATAAAAATAAAAAACATAAATCCAGTCCTAAATATAGAAAAGTAAATCCATCATCGCGTTCAGGCTCCCAATCAAATAGAAAGAAATCTAAATCAAAACTCCCCCATAAAAATGTAACATTCAAGCGAAGAAGGTATAATAATAAATAATCACATACCTAATATGCTCGCCCAATATTTCATAATAATATAATTCAAAATTAGAAATATATTATTTTTATTTATGCAAACGATTTTCGATTAATCTCACGCATCTGTAACACCTCATGTTTTTAAGTCTCTCGTATATCTCCCCCCTCAATCTACTTACGAGCCTTACGGGACTTTTTAGCGCCGATTTTAACAGCGCCAAACTTGCCCTTCCTTGCAGTGTACCCATACTTCAACAAACGCTTCTCACGTTTTGCTGATTTGTGTTTTTTCTCTGAAACAATGCGACCGTTCTTGTTCATAACCAGGTCAAACCGAGTCAAACCCCCACTAGTCTTATAAGCAGTTTCATGCCATACTTGAGCACGAGAACCCACTAGTCTCTCAAATACGCGACCGTTGATTGTATATTTGCCGTCAGGGCGTCTTTTGTAACTGTGATGCATTTTTATACCTTATAGAAAAGAATGAGAAAAAAATATTATTTAATTACATTTTCATAATTACATTTTCATAATTATTATAAATAATGTAAATAATTCTATAATAATTCTATAAATAAATCTCTAAATATATCCATATTTCAATCACCCATTTCTACTCGTTGTTGCTGGACCTCCCTGAATCGGCCCAACATTTGGACCTAAACCCGAACCATTTTCATTAGGACGATACCTCATCGTCGAAGAGTACCCTGGTCCCGAACCTCCTGGGCACCCTGCCCATTTTCCATACGCATTCAACGTTTGATTCGCTACCGTAAAACATTGATTATGATTATTTGACCCAACGGACGCCACTATTTGCATTGACATCTTTATTCTACATGGAAACTTCGATACCAACAACGGATTATAAATATTCTTCTTCAATGGTTTCTCAGGACAACAAAGATGTTTTAAACGATTCGGTTTTTGTATAAAGTTAAAGTCGGACATATTATCGTACTTATATATTTACACTTTTATTTTTACGATTTATAACATTTATAACATTTATAAAATTGATATAAAATAAACATAATATATTATATAACAAATCCATTCCAACACAACAAACAAACAAACCAACTTGTATAACAAGTTAGAAATCAAATCAATGCAAACGTCCACCTCTGTTGTCGAACATATCGAAGCGTCTAAACCAAAAGTTCCTAAAGCAAAAAAAACTATTAATATTCCAAAAATCGATACAGCAGCACTTGTTAGTGGAGGGGTGACGCTGACACCAGCACCCACCCAAGAACTTGCTAAATATCAGAAAATGTCCGACATAGAGCATATCCTCAAAAAACCGGATACATATATCGGCTCCATTGAAATGACAGAAGCCGAAACATTTGTCTACGATTCGGCTACATCTTCCATCGTACAGCGTGCTATTCATTATATTCCAGGACTCTACAAACTCTTCGATGAAGGTGCAGTAAATAGTCGTGACCATTTTGTTCGCCAAGAGCAAGCAATTCGCGATGCTAAACCCAATGCTCTACCTGTAACATGCATCGAATTCGAAATAAGCGAAGATGGAACTATTTCAATCACGAATGACGGAAACGGTATCGATGTAGCGCAACACCCCGACCATAAGTTATGGATTCCCGAGATGATTTTCGGCCACCTGCGCACATCTACAAACTACGATGAAAACAAGAAAGAGAAAATCGTCGGCGGGAAAAATGGTTTCGGATTCAAACTCGTTCTCATCTGGTCTTCATGGGGTCGTGTCGAAACTGTCGACCATGTTCGTGGACTAAAATATATCCAAGAATTCAAAAACAATCTTGACGAGATTTGCCCGCCAAAAATCACGAAATGTACAACAACGAAGCCATATACGAAGGTGTCGTTTCGCCCCGATTATGCGCGATTCGGTATTGAGGGATTGACACCAGATATGCGCTCACTTTTCGAGAAACGTATTTACGATATCGCCGCTATTACTGACAAGTCTGTCAAGGTCAAATACAACGGTGCTCTTATTCCGGTGAAACATTTCCAACAATATATCGACCTCTATATTGGTGCAAAGGGCGAGACGAAACGTATCTATGAGGCACCCGACCCAAGGTGGGAGTATGTTGTATCTCTTGCACCGAATGGCGAGTTTCAACATGTGTCATTTGTGAATGGAATCTACACACAAAAAGGCGGTAAACATGTCGAGTATATTATGAACCAGATTGTTCGCAAGTTGACCGAGTATATCAAAACCAAGAAAAAGGTTGACGTGAAGCCGACGACAATCAAGGAACAGCTCGCGATATTCTTGCGCTGTGATATTGACAACCCGTCTTTCTCAAGCCAGAGCAAGGATGAGATGGGAACAGCGGTTGCGTCGTTTGGGTCGACATGTAAAGTGAGCGACGACTTTGTCGAAAAGTTGGCCAAGATGGGTGTAATGGATGCAGCGTGTGCTCTGACAGAGGTGAAGGAAAACAAGGCGGCGAAAAAGACGGATGGGACAAAGACTCGAACGATTCGTGGTATTCCGAAACTAATCGATGCAAACTTTGCAGGTACAGAGAAGTCCGCACAGTGCACGATTATATTTTGCGAAGGTGATTCAGCAAAGGCGGGAATTGTTTCGGGTCTTAGTCGTGAAGACCGCAACTTGATTGGTGTGTATCCGATGAAAGGCAAGATGATGAATACACGCGGAGAAGCGGTGAAGAAAGTCGCAGAAAATCACGAAATCACGGAAATCAAGCAAATTCTTGGACTGGAAGTCGGGCGCAAATATACTCCCGACGATGTGAAGTATCGCTTGCGTTATGGTAAAGTCTTATTCATGACGGACCAGGATTTGGATGGTTCGCATATTAAAGGGCTGGGAATCAATTTGTTTCAGAATGAATGGGCTTCACTTACAGAGATTCCGGGATTTATTGGTTTCATGAATACACCGATTTTGAAGGCTAAAAAGGGAACACAAGAAAAAGTATTCTATAATGAAGGCGAGTATCGTGCATGGAAAGAGGCGACCGAATCAACGGGAGGAGGTGCAGTGGGTGTATCGACAGCGACACACGCACAACCATCAGGGTGGACTACAAAATATTATAAAGGTTTGGGAACAAGTACGGGCAAGGAATTCAAGGAGTATTTTGAACATAAGAAAATCGTGGATTTTACACATAGCGGCGAAGCGTGTGACAATGCGATTGATATGGTGTTCAATAAGAAACGTGCAGATGATCGCAAGACGTGGCTGGCGACATATTCTCGTGACAGATATTTGGATACGCTTCAACCTAGTGTGACATATGAGAAATTCATTAACGACGAGATGATACACTTTTCGAAATATGATTGCGACCGTTCAATCCCGAATTTGATGGATGGTTTGAAAATCTCTTTGCGAAAGATTCTGTTTTCGGCATTCAAGAAAAACCTCAAGACTGAAATCAAAGTCGCGCAGTTTAGTGGATATGTTTCGGAACACTCGGGATACCATCATGGTGAAGCGAGTTTGAACGCGGCGATTGTCGGAATGGCGCAGAACTTTGTAGGCAGCAACAACATCAATCTGTTTGAACCCAATGGTCAGATGGGGAGTCGTTTGAAAGGAGGAAAAGATTCTGCTAGCGAAAGGTATATCTTTACGCAACTCAATAAGCTAACACGACTTATTTATCGACCCGAAGATGATAATACACTTACATATTTGGACGATGATGGACAAAGCGTTGAGCCGATTTATTATGTGCCGATTATTCCTATGGTCTTGGTAAATGGAACAAAAGGAATTGGAACAGGTTTCAGTACTGATATTATGTGCTATAATCCTGCGCAAATTATCGCGTATATTAAACATAAACTTGTGGGGGCATCGGCACCTGTACCCACAATCGAACCGTTTTATAAGAACTTCAAGGGAACCATTCGGCGTGTAGGTGATACCAAGTATTTATTGAAAGGATGTTATACGATTCTGGATGATAAGAAAATCCGTATTACGGAACTGCCGATAGGAACATGGACGGATGATTATAAGAATTTCTTGGAGAATCTTATTGAGCCACCAGCAGGAAGTAAGGACAAGGACAAGGATAGCTCAGCAAGCAGTGCACCAATCGTGAAAGATTATAATGACATGAGTACAGATACACACGTGGATATCACGGTTACGATGGCTGCAAATATTATCAAGACGTATAGTGAAAAGGCGACGGAGTTTGAATGTAATATGTTGGAGAAAGTGCTAGGATTATACACTACGCAATCTACGACAAATATGAATCTGTTTGATGCAAAAGAGAAACTTATCAAGTACAGTAGTGCTGAAGAAATCGTGGACTCATATAGCGTAACACGTTTGGAATTTTATGGGAAACGCAAGGATGCGCTTATTGCGGCACTTCGAAAGGAGTTGATGGTCTTGAGTAATCGTGCGAGATATATTACCGAATTATTGGAAGACAAGATTGACCTTCGTCGCAAAACGAATAAACAACTTGTTGAGTTATTGAAAGAGCGTAAATATGATTCGATGGATGCAAAGGATGCAAAGGATGCAGGCAGCGATGAAAATGGAGGAGATGATACATCGAGTCAAGGACAACAAGGATACAAGTATTTGCTAAAATTGCCGATGGATAGTGTATCGGAAGAAAATGTCAAGAAACTGCTAAATGAAAAGGAAAAGAAGGAAAAAGAGTTGAGCGAGTTGAGTTCAAAAACGGTGGAACAAATGTGGATAAAAGATTTAGAAGAATTGGAAGTTGAATATAACAAATTTGTTGAAGCGACAACGTACCCGTATTCGGCTACAAGTGAAAGCGCAGCGAAGGCTGGTGGTGGTAGTGGAAAGGCTAAAAAAGTTAAAGCGAAATGAAACAATGAAAGTAAAAGTTAAGTTAAGTTAAGTAAAGTTAAGGAGTAAAACTTGTTGCTATATAGTAACAAAAAGTTATACGCTATGGTAGGTCAAGGTAGATTTGATAATATAATATTTTTATTTACATGAAACTTTGTCTATTTATCTATCTATCTGGTATTTAAAACCAAGGCTTCATTTCGAGAGTCTTACCTTTAACGTTGTCGTATGCAGGCCATGTCATCACAGTGTACATATTACTAGCATCTCGTTTATATTTCAAGTATGCGCTAACCTCGTTCATTAGTTTAGGAACACAGTGATTTACAACATGCTGATTTAATGTCGCGACTTGTTCCCTAATATTAGTCGGCAAGTTAACAGCGCTTTCGAGATATAAAGCACGCATAATAATTTTTAATTCGTCGTTATCTTGTTGAGAGATGGTATATTCGCCATTGGATAGGCGGTATACTTCAGCACGAAGAGAATTCTGGATAATCTGGATATTATCTTTACTGAAAAAAACGTTACTTACATCGTTGTCCATCCAGTTGCCGGTTAAGGCATCTCTAAATGTAGTAATCTGATTTACGGGTATTTTATCCCACATGGCGAATCTTACATCGGGAGGAGGACCTTCAATATCGATACGACCATTAGATACTGTTTTAGTAGATATGTTTTGGATGGTTTGAGAGTCTCGGGGCATACATGTTGAATTTGCGTTTCTATTTCCTGAAAACATTTTAGAAGATTTGATTTGTGTATATTATAATAACTAAATATAAAAATATCTAATATTTAGTATTTAATATTTAGTTGTATAAATAATTAATTGCATAAATAATTAATTATATTTACATTATATATATTTACTTAAAACAATAAATTTAAATTATGTCATTTAATAGCGTTACGTTAACTGTTGCTGGTATTATATTTGTTGTTTTATTAGCAATTACAGCATATTTTATTTATCAAGACCAGAAAAGTAAATTTACATTGATTCAGGCGACATGTCCTGATTATTGGATATTAAAAAAATATGATGATGGAGTCAATAAGGGAAAAAATTATTGTGAACCTAGTAGTAAGAATATGGGAACATGTAGCTCTGTTCCTGGAGCAATAAATCTTGCACCAAAATATAATGTATTAAACGACAGCAATGAATGCACTAATTATAAAAATAAGATGACGTGGGTTAATAACTTCTGTGGTAAGAAAATACTATGGGATGGGGTTACAAATAATGCTGAACTTAAAAATAAATGTAAATAATAAAGTAATAAATAGTTTTAGATTTTGTAATAAATATATAATAATAATATAAGTATTGTTACTTTATTATTATTGAGATTTATATAGTAGGATGGTGAAAAAAGAACAGGTGAAAAAAGAACAGGCGAAAAAACCACTAACATTAAAAGAAAAATTAAAAGAACAATACAAAATTAAAGAAGCAAATAAAAAAAATGCCAGACTTGAACGCGATGTAGGTATTTTACGTTCTTTACTAGTATACCCTGACGATGGTAGTATTCCTACTTTTCAAGGTATTGATAACCATGCTATCAGAGCAGAACTTACTCAGCTGTATGGGACGTATAGGGACACACTTAAATTTTTAATTATATCAATTATTGATATTATACATGATGCGCATGGTAGTCGTGTTGGTGCTACTACTCAGGTTGCTCAATCACCGCTGTTCAAATTAGTGGTATGTAATATTTTTCGAATACGTCTGGATTTATATGAATTTATTTACACCAAGGTTGTCCCTGTAACCCAAAGTGTTTTAGAAAAATTTATAAAAGGTAGTGTTCCAGTGGCTACTAGTATGACTGCTGAAGTATATTTTACCGATATATCCATAGCTCAAGGATACCCACCACCACAACCACCACCACAACCACAACCACTTACAGTTACTACTATTTTAAGAGATAATGTTGGGATAGGAACTACTTTAAGACAACATATAGAAAGACTAGGGTTTCAAATAGTATTTGCCAAAACACCATCTATAGTTTTAGATTCTGTTTCTGTACCTATGACAGCCCAGGATTATATTACATTAAATGCTAATATATCTCCACCTACTGTTCATAGTGTTGTGAACGAATTGTTTCCTGGTACAGTAAATATCCAGGTCAGTACTCTGGTTGGTGGTAATTATAGTGCTAATATTAGTTATACGCCTCCTGCTGCTCCTGCCCCTGTTTTTACTCTTACTTTTCCTTGGAATCCTACGTCTGATCCCCTAGTTGGATACAACCCGATAAGTTGTACTACTCTTCCTCCTAGTATAGTACAAAATCTCACTCAGATAACATGTTTACCTCCAAATAATACAAAAAATTGTGCTTTTATAATAGCTTATTCAAATGTAGGAGATAAAGCAGTTAGAGTAACTCTTGCGGAATATATAACACGAGCTAACAATGCATTAGGAATAGAATTATCGAGAATTGCTCAAGGTATTTTAGGTTTCCAACCTTTAACACTTGAACAATATATACTATGCAAGTTAATAGGTGACTATTCTTACGTTTTATATTATACTAGAGGTATGTTGAATTTTGTTACTACGTCGGATATTATATCAGGGTTAAGACTTTTTTTAAAAGGTGTGGCGGTATTATTTAGTATGGGCTCGCAGACGATTGTCTGTTATAATAGTATGAATTTTAATGCACCGTTAGTTGTTGAAAATTTACCTCGTGTAATAAATACTATTGCTCAAAAAAAAAAAGTAGTAAAAGAAAAAGCAGAAAAAAATATATTAAATAAAGTTAAAGGACAAATAAATAGCCCCGGTAAAACAACTAATATTAAGCCAAAAATTCCAGTAAAGGCACAGATATTGCGGAATCAGAAATCTAGTATACTGCGAAACATACAAAGAGTAGATTATGGAGTTGTTAGAACCCGCCAAAAAGGTGGACAACCAGAATCAGAACCAAAACTTTCATTATTTGATGAAACTGTATCTGCAGCTGTAGAGAATCCTTGGTTTAGTAAAGAACTATCACCATTAATCAAATCCGTCATTAATCCTACAATATCACATGAAAATTTAGAATTATTAATTAAAGTATTAAAAAATCAATTTAAGATACTCAAAGACCAGTTAGACAAATTTGAAAAAGGAGGTAATTTTTTTATGTTCAGTAATAGTACGGCTGTTAATTACTGGAGTTCATGTACCACGATTATTAAATATCTGAATGCTATTTTTGATATAATGAGTTCAGAAGAATTTATAGCATATTTTACTACGAATTGCTCGGGGGAATCATATCAAGAATGTATTAAGCTTATGAGACAATATGTGATAGTGTTTCCTTTTATATTTGACACAGAAACAAATAGTTGGTATTTAAATTATACTTATCCCTTTAATGTTTGTTTAAATGATTATATATTATCTTTATTAGAGAATAAACCGAAAGATCAAAAAAATCTCAATAGAATTGAAGAAATTATTAAGTTTATACGTGAACGTAAAACAAGTTCTAGTGATTCCCCTAGTACTCCGTTAGAATATGGAAAAAAAATGTCGTTTAACACTGCTGTAACCTTTGTTATTATGTCTGAGTGTATAAAAACTGGTACTCAACAACAATTTTTTGAACAACATAAATTATATAAACAGCAATCAAATTTACATTTAACAAAATTTGATGATAATAGTTTACGTGAGTTTTTAAAACAACTATCGCCTCTTATACCTAAGGACACTAATGGTGATACTAGTGATGTCGAGGTTACATCAGATGACACTAGTAAAGTCGAAGATACATCAGATGACACTAGTGAAGTCGAAGATACTGGCGATGATAAAGAATATTTTAAAGAAATTGATAATTTTTTTCAAAACTTTGTAGTAGATAATAATATACTTTATGAAGACTTTGTAAAAGAACTAGTTCGTTTTTTAATACAAAATAACAATATTATACAAGAAGGTGTTTTTTCAGTTATAAAATTTATATTACTTTTTCAAAATTTTGATAATATTGCTTTATGTAGTTATACGGTGATAAAAACAATTATAGAAGCCCTTTTAAGTCAGAAATATGTAAATGAAAGTTTTGCATTTATAAATAATGATTTTAACATTTTATTTTATTATAATAATTTAAATATTTTTTTTAAATATGTACCTGAAGTAGTTAAAAAAATAGATGAAACCAGAAAGATTCAAAAATTAACAAGTATTGATGATTTAATTATTTTAGAAAAAAATATAAGTGTTCAAATCGATTTGTATGGTTATTGTGTAGACTATGCACTGAGTAAATTTTATGATGAACTATATGATGATAGTATTGACTCAGGTCGTACTTTTCAAACAACAGATGATTATGTTGACTTTCAAATGGAAAAACTACAAGAATTTATAAATAAAGAAGTAGACAAATATTTAAGTTATCATGAAATAGAAGAAGAAGAAAAAGAAAAACAACACATTGACCCATTAAGCTTATTAGTACTTACTCAAAAAGAAACACAAAATCTACAACCAGTCGCACCAGTATCTGGCGGAAAAAATAACCCAAAATCCAAGCATAACGCAAAGTATCGTAAAAAATATAAAAAGTTTGTAAGCAAGTACATCATAAAAAAAAAGAAAAATAAAAACAAATCTACCCATAGTACTAATACCATGAATAAAACCAAGAAAAATAAAAGATTAGCAAAAACCAAACCTAAGTCCAAGTACGCCAAGAAAACATTAAAGAATAAAAAGCGTAAATCAAAATCAAAATCAAAATCTAGTAACCATAAATCGAAACACAACAAGAAAGCAAATACCAATTACTATAACCTCTACAAGCACAATAAAACATTAAAACATTAATACGATAATTAACCCCGATTTAACCAACGAATTAAAATCTTATTTATTATATATATTTATAATAAACAAGGAATCCCCAAATCTAACAACATAAAATGGATGCATCTTTATCAAACGCAAATATAAATGTAAATCTCAGTTTTAGAAAAATAGCGGTACTAACAGCCGTCGTAGTTTTTTTAGCACTAATACCCATTTTTGTCATTATCATAATCCGCGCAAATAATAAAAAACAAATATGGGCTCCTATGGTAAGCGAATGCCCTGACTATTGGAAACTATCTAAGAGCGAGGATGGTCACATTCGATGTAAACCCGATAAAAAGAATGCCGATTATGCAAGTCCATACGGCTTTTTCACTTATCAGTTTCCTACAAAAATGAATAAATACGAGTACGCCATTCAAAATAAAATTACATGGGATGGAATCACAAATGATGACACACTAATAAACAACTACAAGGAAGAAGCTCCCAAGTCTATTTTCTGGTTACTAGGTAAAATGTTTACTGTTCAAAATACGTAATAGAGTTATTCGTATAATTATTCGTATAGTTATTCATAGAATTAATCCCGACATAAAAAAATAAAAATAAAATACATTCATAAATCGACATAGAAACAATTATAATATTTTAATAAAGAAAGATACAATAGTTATTATATTATATAACATAAAATAAGCATGAATAATTTAAATATCAATTCTATTCTTGGAAGAGACCAAACATATAAAAAGATAAAAATAATTCTTGATGGTTTCCAGGATAATAAAAGCGACATCACATTAAAAAGAGGAATATATATATACGGTAATCCCGGCTCAGGTAAAACAGAATTTATTGTAAATCTTCTCCGCGAACAAAACTACGATATTATTAAATATGATGCAGGCGATATTCGTAATAAATCCATCATTGACACGATTACAAAGCATAACATGTCAGATAAAAATATAATGTCAATGTTCGAGAAAAAGGTCAAGAAAATTGTGATAGTCATGGACGAAATTGATGCAATGAATAACGGCGACAAAAGCGGAATAAATTCTCTAATAAAATTAATACGCCCTAAGAAAACGAAGAAACAGAAGGTAGAAGAGGTTTCATTTAATCCGATTATATGTATTGGTAATTACCAAATCAACAAAAAGATAAAGGAACTCATGAAGGTGTGTCATACATTCGAGTTAAAAACGCCATCAAATGA